CAGCAGAAGTAGCAGTAAGTTAACAAGGACCTGGGTGGGTCAAATTTAGATTACCGTTTTTATGCGGTAAGTGGGTCAAAATTGGATTGCCGTTGACAACGTGATGCATCCGGAATATTTAGGTGTGCGTGATTATGTGCTGGCCGCGAAGCTTTATCAGCGTTGCGGAATGCGTATACCAAATTCAATAACCAACAAATTACCCAGGGAGAATGCTGATGATTGAAATGTTACTAAGTGGTGGTGGTGTTGAGCCGCCTGCAATGTTGATTGTATTCGCATTGTATTACATCTGTATGCGCTAAAGCATACAGCCCAAACAGACCCGCTTCGGCGGGTTTTTTTATGCTCAAAATCCCGCCAAAAAAATCCGGCAAAAATGTTTGACCGGTGTTAGATTTCAATAATCACTGGATCAATTTGACCCTTTACGGATCAAGTTGATCCGCTGTATCCTGCAAATACTTGCTGTAAGAGTATTTGATTTGCTCAGGGTTAAGCAGGTGCCTTTGCTCCCAATCGTTTGGCAGAACTTGTTGGGAACATAGGCACTTGCTTGATTTCTGCTCAAATCGCTCCCTGACAAAAAGTGTGTTAACCGGCTGACGTGGCTCAGGTTTTTCCGTGGAACATATCGAGTTTGGGAGCGTTTGGTGGAGTTTAGGGAGCGCTCCCAAAGTTTGGCCTTGCTGTGGTTTTTCATTGGCTTGATGAGGTGGCGATGCTCGACGTCATTTTAGCCGGCCCGCTTGCGGTGCCGGCGCTGTGTGCACTGGGGGTGTTTGTGGCAAGAGGTTTGTACTGGGCTGGTGTTCGCCTGGCTTTGTCCCGACTGTTGCGCGATTGGCGGCTGTGGCTGCTGGCCGCAACGGTTTATGAGGCGTTTACCGCAGCGTGGATTGTTGAGCGCTGTGGTCTGGCTGTTGGCGTTGTGCTGTCGCTGGTGCTGCTGGCGTTCTGCTACTGGTCAATCCGCCTGGGCGTCGAAGAATGCGAGCAGTCGCTACGCGAAAGCGGTTTTTATCCGGAGCGTTAACCATGGCACAGGCAGCTTTTAGCGGCCGACATAGCGGCCGGACAATCGCCCAGCGCGGTAAAGCAAACGCAGTTTATCGGGCCAAATTGAAGGCTCGGGAAATGTTCGACAACCGCCGTTCAGGCAAATGGACGCGGGAAGAAGTGATCGAGCGGCTAAACAAGCTGCCGGAACCGGAACGTGAAATGGTGCGCCAGGCACTGAATGAGTTAAACGCAAACTACGTCAGGGTAGAGCGATGAAATTTAACCTAAGTATTTACATTGGCTTGATGGAGCGGGTAGGGCCGTACAACCGGCCAGAAACTTTTATTCAGGAAGTTGCAGCCAAGCTGGAGCCAGAGCTACCGAAGTTTGCAGCGCGAAAACCAACTGAGCAGCAAAAGCAGCATTACGGCTTTGCCCCGATCAGATTGGAAGATGGCAGTCCGACAATGGTGATTGACAGCGGCGTGCTGTCGCTATGCGTTCAGAAAGAGGCCAAGGTTATTCCTGCTGACACTGTGACACAAAAAATTGATGTGGCCAGCAAAGCTGCGCTGGCTGTTATTAATGCCGACTTGGTTGAAGGTGAGGAACCACTAACCGAGCTGCCATCTGATGACCGGCGCGTGATCAAAGATGCTGTGATGGCCGAAATGATGAAAACCGACCACACAGTACGAACCCGCTGTTTTCTGCAGTTGGTGAACCTTGGCATCGAGCGCGGTGCATTTCTCGTTATCGTGCATACAGTATCGAACACGATGCGCGAAGCAGCGCTGAATTTACTGCGAACAGCGCTTGAGACAATGCCGGTTACACCACTGGCCAAACTGGCCGATTCGCAATTTCCATACGACGCCTGGCTGCGCGGTTTTATTATTAATCAAGAGCGCAAGGTTAACAGCGAGCCTGATATTTACCTGGGCAGCAATGCCAAGCTGAAAGCGCAGGAAAGCGTGATGAAGCTGACGGACTTGCTTAACACGAATCTGGAACTGCTCAAAGATGTCGCGTTAAACATGTCAGTTACTGACATCGAGCTGATTGGTTCTGACTGGAACTGCTCAATCAACCGGGCACTGGAAGTAAAAGAGTTAGAGCTCAACGCTGAAAATGCACTGGCAGAGCAGCAAGATGATTACTCAATCCTGATGTTGCTACGCGGTGATCTGCTGATGGCCGGTCATTGGGTGGCGCAATTCGTCAATCTGTTACCGTCGTTGCTGCAACAGGCCGATATCCTCAACGACTGGCTGAAGCGCCTTACAACAGAATCAGAGCCTGCTGAGGACAAACACAAGCTGCAGCAGTGGCAAATCACCAACGGCAATGCTGAAAAGCCAGCTGACCATATCGATCCCACAGAAAACAACCCGTTTGAAGAAACCGATTACCAGGCGGCTGTGAACGTGGTCCGCAATGCGGGCCGAGTGTCCATTTCAATGGTGCAGCGAGCGCTGCGCCTTGGTTACAACAAATCGGCCAGATTGGTTGAGCGGATGGAGCGCGAAGGCGTGGTATCTGTGCCCAGCCACAACGGCACGAGGACATTGCTGTGAGTGAAAACGAAACCGATTGGAGTGATGACGCGACAAATGCCGCGTCACAAGCTGACTATCAGGAACTGCAGCGACAGTATGACCAGCTGCAAACAGAACTGTTCAACGAGCGAAAAAAGTCAGCTGGATTAGAAAGAATTGTCGAAGCTAATGCGCTTGTTCACATATCAGCACACAGCGCTGAAATCAGTGCACAGGCTCAAGATCGATATGAAACCTTATTGCGTGCTATAGCAAATGGTGCGAAGTGGCCGAGGTATCCGTTTAACGGGAAACTAATGGCAGCATCAGCACCATTTCTAGAGGTTCTTTCAATCAGAAGCCCCGCCCAACTGCAACGACCGGTATTTGATTCTGAAGATACAGAACGGAAATTACCCACAAAAGCCACCCCCACGATTCATCGGTATTCGCAGCATGAAGTGTTAGAGGCGGAATCGTTACTTGCTCAGGTGCAATTTGAAACCATGGAGAGGGCCGCAGAAAGGCTGATGGTAACGATAATTGACAGAGATTTCGGGCCTTGCAAAGTCATTAGATATGAACATCTAAAGGGCTTGGCTATGGCACTTGGCATTGGTATCAGCTCAACCTGCGGCAAGCCAGTATGAACCCGGCAACCAAAATATCCCTGTTTCTATTCCTGTGGGCTGTGTATGCAATGGCCCTGTTAGTGATCCCGTTTAACAGCAAAGGCTGGCTGTTTCATGCGGCCGTGTCGGCCGGCATCGCATACGCCAGTTATGTTTTTGTGGAGTTTATCAACGTCGGTAAAGAGGACCAGAGCATTGATTAAGTATTTTGTTGAGTTGCTAAACACGCTCAAAAGCATCGATAGCCGACTGGCCAAAATCGAAGAAAATACAGAGCGATTGGCGCAATGCGTTCGTGACAATGACGATTTTCTTGGTGACAAGACCAGTATTTCAACCAGGCATTGGAAGAACAAATGACACAGAGCTATCAACCACCGGTAATGCCAGCTGATTACTTTGATTGGCTGCCCAAGCTTGGCTTTGAGCCAAACGCTCATTTGATTGAGCTGGTCAAGGCGCTTAACAAACGCCGTGTTGTCATCAAAGGCAGAACGCTTGGCCCGTCTGTTTATCTGAGCAAAGGCCGTCAAGCCGGCTTGACCACGGCGGTTAACCGGATGGTCAACAAGAAAACATTAATAGCAATCGCTGTAAGGAAAGCGCTTATGTCAGAACCAACCACAAGCCCGCTTGGGCTTACCGTCGATGTGCAGACGGTCACAAAGCTGGAAAGTATTGTCGTGGCCTTAACCACGCATATCAGCGCCAGCTTGCAGCAAATGCAAAACGAAGAACAGGCCGCTCAGTGGCTGGCTCAGTCAGCGCATATTGTTGGTACCGGCATTCCGGCATCACTGGCGCAAAGTTTTGGCAGTGTTGCGCAAAAGCTGCAACAAACCACCGCGCTGGTGCAACAGATGCGCCGGGAACAAAGCCAAGGCCTCGATATAAAGCAACGGCTCAATGAGCTGTATTTGCTGGTCCTGTCAGAGCAGGAGGCTATCCACTGATGCAGGCACAAAAAGGCGCTTTGTACAGGCTAATTATGGGTAGCTATATCTCTATTGTGTACTGCGCAGAATCCCCAAGTGGTGAGTTGGCGTTGTATGAGGGGAATAAGCCGGCGCTGGCAGTCAGTGACATGGCGCCAGATGACCAGCTGGTGCCCTTGACGGCCATCGATACCGATAAATATCTGGCTGACCGCACCGACTTTGCGCAGCTGGTCGAGTTCGCCCGCTCGATGCTCAATACCGGCAAGCTGGATGATCTGCCGTTTGAGGCATCAATGGTGCAAAACATCCTGAATAAGCGCGCCAGCGCTTACAGTGATACGCACCAGAGTATCGGCTAACAAATTGTACCTAACCCCACTTATTCAACACTCAACTGATCAAGGAATTAATTTTGACGCAGCATTTTGTAAGTACAAAAATTGTCGTGGCATGGCCAGAAGATAAAGACGGCCAAGCCGGTTATGCCGTGAAATACCCGGACGGCTATCGCAGCTGGTGTCCAAAAGACGCCTTTGATAAAGCCAATATCGCACTTGGCCATATCGGCCACTTAGCCGACTGGCAGCAGCGGCTGTGTGCAGAATACCGGCAGCTGCAGGACAAACTGGTGAAGTTAGATGTCTTTATTAACACGCTAAAATTAAACAAATCACCTCACGAAGATTTAGCCGAGCAAGCCACCGCAATGCGTGCCTATGCCGCAGCGCTGGAAAAGCGAATGGCATCGTTTGTTGACTTTCAAAAGCCAATCGACGGCGAGCTGGCCGGATCACAGGCAGACCACGCGATGCAGGCAGCCGCAGCGTTATAGCAGATAAGACAAAGGGGCCGATGGCCCCTTCTTTATCCGGTTACAGCGCCGGTTACTTTACCAACGATACTTTGGCCCTCTGGCGGTTCGGTGTCTAGTTCGCTGATCACAACTGAACTGCCTTTTTTCAGTACGTACACCCCTGCTAAATTGAATGTTTGTACTTGAGTGTCTACCAGTAAGAGTTGGCCGGCTTTGTACACTTGAGTGCCGTTGTTGTGCGCCGTCACCTGTAGCACTTTGACAAAATCAGTAACTGTGCGCCCAAGGTGAGTGTCATGACCAACCGCCAAAATATGCTCACCGCTTTCGAGGTCATACAACACAACAAAGTCTCTTTTGACGCTGTTTAGTCTGTCCACTTTGGCGTCAGCTTCTTCGTAAATAAAATCTGATAATGGAACGCCCATCAGATGGGCAATCATCTGATAAAAGTACAAGCGAAAGCGGCGGCCATTACGATATTGTTTAACCGCTTCCCGAGGTACTTCAATCCCCATCTGTTGTTGTATATGAGCAGAGAACTCTTCATTGGTAAGGTTTCTGCCAAACTTGTTGTGGCAGTATTGCAACATGTGTCTGGCTAACGCAGCTGTTGCCCGAGCCGTCACGGCTTCTGTGGACTCATGTGTTGACCACATAAACGGTCTCCGATTGTTAAAATTTGATAGCAGCAGTTCAAAATATAACAGATTAAGACCATTTAAAAAATTACATCATTCAATTGCCTCTATTTTTGTTTGAATTTATGATTAGCCGCTTGTAAAGGGTCATTTTGACCCTTTAAGGGGCAAATAAGTTTGTTAATCATTGGCATCACTGGCGGTATTACCCTGCAGCAGAGACAAGTCCTAAGTGAGTTGTCTGACATATTTGGTGCCCGGGGCATCACATTTCTACTACCTGATCACCAATCGTTTGAAATACTCAAAAGCCAGTTTGACCCAAAAAAGCTACGTGTCGATCGTTTGGCTCTAGCTAATCTCAACAATGAAGCTGCGATTAACTGGCTACGCAAAAAAGGTGGATACCTGTGGCATTTGGGTAGGACTGAGCAGCGTATAGCGTATCCAGATCAGGTTGTTTCTACGTTTAGGCCAGATATTGAAAACGCGCTGTGTAACTCTATTCTCGCCTACCGCAATGCGGCAGCGCTTCGGCAACAGCGATGATAAAAAGCGGCGATGCACAGTTTGAAAGCATGTTGGAGCGCTGGGCCTTGTGGGTCGAAAGCGGCCAGACGCATCGCCAGAACGTCACGCATTTCTTAAAAATCCGGGGTAATCGTGGATTTGGTAGCCGTGACCTTGGTCATGATGGCATCGAAAGCCGCATTGAATCAGCAGTCAGTCAGCTGGCGTTGACTGACGTTACAGCGGCGACTGTGGTGCGGGCCAATTATAGCCGCCGGCATCACCAGCATTCTCAACTCGACATTGCGCTGTCATTGGAGCTATCGCTTCGCACGTATGAGCGCAAATTACATAAAGCAAAAGCACATATCAAAGAGGTGATCCAATGGCAGGCAAGATAAAGACGTGGCTGATTAATCAGCTCGGCGGTTTTACAGGCAAGCAACAGCAGGAGCAGCTAACACTACACGGCCGCTTGGTGCGCGCTGAGTGTGAATTACGCGAAAAGCTACAAACAGAGTTCTTAGCGCAGACATGCCAAGAATTAAATAACAAAATGACTTCTCTAAACTCGATTGTGCAGGAACTGTTGGACGAGCGCGAGCGGCTGGTCATACAAGCCCGAACCAACCAGGCGTTAACAGACCAATTCAGGCAAGTGTTGTACCGCCTGACCAAAGGAATGCCGGTGCTAGTGGTTCTCATGCCCACAGATATTGTCGGGCTGCAGGATTTAACTGAATCAGCGCATGGCTTAAAGCCGGTTTATCCGTGGATGATAGGCCAGCCAGCCGGTTTTAGCCGGTTAGTGATCCGACGGATGACCAGCGGCTGAGATATTTTTTTTGCCAGAAAGGGGTCAAATTGATCCTTTTGTGATAAAAAACTCTTGCAAAGGTGGCGGACCTTTGCCATATTTGCGCTACTGTCGCGATAGTAGTAGGTAACGGCAGTAAGCTTGGGTTAAAAATCTGTGACGCAGCAAAGGCCGACGTGTAAAAACGTCGGCCTTTTTTATTGGGGGTTTGTATGACACCAGAAGCATGGATTTCATTGGCTGCGCTGGTGACTTTAATCCTCAGTGCCATCTTTGGCTCTGTTTATGCGCGGATGAAAGAGTTAAGCACTCAGCTTGGTTCGCTACAAGCCAAAGTTGAAGCACTGAGCAATTACGTCAGTCTTGAATGTGTCACCTATGAGCGATTCGAAAAACTGATGGCGCAGTCTTATATGAACCTCGAATCGACCATGCGCCGGTTTGAAGAAGATTTGAAAAGCCTTGCCACGGTCAAAGATACCGTCATTGCCATCAAAACCAAGATGGAACTCAAGCCATGAAACACAAACGCCTTTACTACGGACTGGTCAGCCAGTCGCATTTAGTCGATATCTGCTGTTTTGTGACCAGCCTGATTCCGGGCGCCAATGCCATGGCCACCCTGTCGCTGTTGCTGGAAACGGCCGCCACTGAAACCAACCTCGGCGAACTGAAAGACCCAACGCCCGAAGGGGCGGGGGCTGGTTTGTTCCAGATTGACGAAGATACCTTTGATTGGATCCAAACCAAAAACCTTAAATCCCGGCACGCGAAACTGATTGAAGCCGCCACCGGCATTGTGATTGCCAAGGTGCAATACATCGAGCTGCGCAATAACCCGCTGCTGTGCGCGCTGTTCTGCCGTCTGCGATATGCCGTGATCACCGAAACTATCCCCGTCACACTCGAAGGCCGGGCCGCGTACTGGAAAAAGTTTTACAACTCCTTTGACCCGAACGCCAAAGGCACGGTCGAGGGGTACATCAAAAAGGCAGCTGCTGTAGCTGCATTGGACCTTGGGAGGACCAAACTTTGGGACCTGTCGTAGTCAAACTGTTGAAAGAAACCGGCCTGATGTTGCTGCGTAAAATTACCTGGCAACTGCTGGTTGAGCGTTTTATGACGCGGTTGGTGATTTATGGCTTGGAAAACTTAGAAGCCAAAGCCACCAACACCGTCACCAAGCAGACAGTGCGCGATGTGCTGGCTTGTCTGCAGGGCAAGCAGCTCGATGTGATCGAGCAGAAATGCTTAACGGACAAGGGTGGCAATGTCTAAGTATTCCGAGAAGCAGATCGAGGGGTTCCACCTGCTGTACCGCTCGATGCCGGCCGTGCTCAATGTCAGCGACTGCGCCCGCCAAATGCGCGTCCCGGCCAATACGCTGCGCAACTGGATTAAAAAACGAGGCTGGGAGCGCGACTTATCCGATGAAGTCATGCGCCGCACCAACATCGCCGTGCAAAAGGCCACACTTGGCCTTGACACCGATAAGCCCCTAAACGATGAAGAAAAGGCCATTGCTGATCTCGTGGCTGTCAACGTGGCCATCATCACCGCACAGCAAACGCTGCTCAGTAAATTCGGCGTATCGATGGAAAAAATCAACGACCAGTTTAGCCAGCAAGTGGGCGAGAACGTGGTATCAGCGGTCGATCCTGACAGCGACACCGGCTATCGGATAGCGCCCAAGGCACTTGGCAAAAGCATTGCTGAAGCTCGGCAGCTAATGTCCACTTTTAGCGAGTTCTTTGAAGAACAGCGCAAAGTGTGGGGGCTGAAAGATGCAGGCGATACCGGACCAGATCCGGATGCCATCTTGCGCGAATTGGCTGAAGAAGCCGCCGCGCACCAGCCGCAAGAGGCTGACGACACCGAGTAATGCGCATTACCGATGAAGCGGCGAAGCGGCGAATAAAGACCATCCGCAGCGCCGTTTTTGAGTGGTTTGCCGACAAGTTTTTGAAAATACGGACCAAGCGCGGGATGGTCGCCCCGTTTGTCCTCAATAAAGCGCAGCTCTACGCCCAAAAAAAGATTGATGAACAAAAGCGCCGTACCGGTAAGGTGCGTGCTGTGGTCATCAAAGGGCGGCAGCAGGGCTTTAGTACCTACATCGGTGCGCGCTTTTATAAGATCACGACAGAAACCATTGGTTACAGTACCTACATTCTGTCACATGAGAGCAAGACCACCGGCAAGCTGTACGAAATGGTGCAGCGTTACCATGACAATGTGCCGGATTTTCTAAAGCCGACCAAGGATTCCGATAACGCTAAGCTAGGTATGAAGTTTGGCGCGCTGCAAAGCTCTTATGAGTTGGGTACCGCAAAAAACCCAAGCTCAGGCCGGGGCTTTACCGCGCAGCTGTTTCACGGCTCAGAAGTGGCGTTTTGGCCGTCGGCCGATCAAATCCTTGCGGGGGTTATGCAAGCGGTACCGGGCGAAGCCGGAACTGAGATCATCTTAGAAAGCACGGCCAACGGTGTTGGTGGCGCTTTCTATGACTACGTGATGGACGCCTATCGCGGGGATGGCGAGTTTATCCTGATTTTCTCGCCGTGGTACTGGGAGCCGGGCTACAGCACTAAAGCGAGCACTGATTTTGTCAGAACGAGGGAAGAAGTTGAGTTAGCCGCGCTGGTTGCCAACCATCCCGACGGCAAAGAGTTTTGCCATGAACTCACTGACGGCCAGTTAGCCTGGCGGCGAGCCAAGATCCGCGAGCTGAAAAGCTCAGAGCTGTTTAAGCAGGAATACCCAAGCCATGTGCATGAGGCATTCCTTGCATCTGGTCGGCCTGTCTTTGAAATACCGGCGCTGTTGGCCGCCAAAGCGCGTTGCCGCTTGCCGATTAAGTTGCTGCGCTATGACCGGCACAACGACAAGCTACTCGATGAAGCCAACCAGTTTGACTTGGAAGTAGACGATCCGCAAAACCCAACGACCTACACCTTTGATAGCGTGTCAGGCCTGTTGCAGTTATGGGCCGAACCCATTGAAGGCAGTCTGTATTCCATCGGCGCTGACGTGGCCGAGGGACTGGAAAAGGGCGATTACTGCAGCATTGATATTCACAACGAGCAAGGCGTACAGGTCGGCCACTACCACGGCAAGCTAGACCCCAGCACATTTGCGTATTTGCTCAACCGTGTCGGTCGCTACTTTAACAACGCCTTTTTAGGTCCGGAGCGCAACAACCACGGTCATGCCGTGATGCAAAAGCTCAAAGAGCTGAATTATCCGAACCTCTACCGGCAGGAAGAATTTGAAGAACACACCGAGCGGGCCACCGATAAGGTGGGCTGGCTCACCACGCTCAAGACCAAGCCCATAATCATCGGCAACTTGGGCAGTCAAATCATTGAAGAAAACACCGGCATTCTCTGCGCCCATACCATCGATCAGTGTCTGACCTACGTCTATGACCCCAAAGGGGCCATGGGTGCGCGGGACGGCTGTTTTGATGATTGCGTTATGAGCTATGCCATCGCACTGGAGATGAACGCCCGTATGCCGCGCCGCAAAAAACAATATGACGACCGTCCCGCACCGGTCCGGAGCTGGATGCTATGAGCGAAGCGACGGCATCTTTTATTGAAACAATCCTCAGTGATATTTCGACACAGCCCACCTGGCGCGAAGAAGCGATTGTTTGTGAGGCCTATTACGAAGGGCGCCAGTTAAAGCCAGATGTGCAGCTGGAAATGGAGCGTCGTGGCCAGCCGACCATTATCAATAACCTGATCGCGCCCACGATTAACGGCGTGCTTGGGATGGAAGCCAAGACCCGTACCGATTGGCAGGTCCGCGCTGATGATGACGAAGGCGCGTTGATGAACGAGTTTTTAAACGAAAAACTCAACGAAGCGGCCCGGCTGACCAATGCGGACCGGGCCATCAGTGATGCGTTTGCCAAGCAAGTCAAACTGGGCGCTGGCTTTGCCGAAGTGCGGCGTAACGATGACCCGTTTGCTGATCCGTATTTGGTGGACGAACTCGATTACCAGCATGTGCATTGGGATTGGAAATCAACCCGGCCGGATTTACGCGATGCGCGCTACATGGTTATCGAACGCTGGTTTGATGAAGATCAGGCCGAGCTGGTCCACCCCAAAGCCAAAAAGCTATTGCGCGCCAGCTTAACCGGTTATCCGTTTGACGAACCGTCAAATAATGATGATGTGAACGGGTATGACAGTGATTTAGTGGCCGGTTGGCAGCAACAGAAAGTGACCCGTTTAACCCCTGAACAGTGGGTAGATGGCAGTCGCCGTCATTGTCGCTTCTTTGATATCTATTACCGCAAACCCGCCCGGGGCCAAGTCATGGAATCACCAGACGGGATGCGGACCTTGTTCAATCCGCATAACCCGATGCACATAGAGTTGGCCAAAGGCGGCTTTGTCACGGTGCGGACCTGTATTTACCAGCGGATGCACCGCGCTGTCTTTATGGGACCGCATTTGCTGCATGATGGATTTAGCCCGTATCCGCATGACCAATTCCCGGTGGTCCCATTTTTTGGCTACCGCGAAGGCCGAAGCCGTATCCCGTATGGCCTTATTCGCGGCATGTTAGGCCCGCAGGATGAAGTGAATTTCCGCCGCTCGATGCTGACCTGGCTGCTCAAAGCCCGCCGCGTCATCATGGACGACGACGCCACCAACATGACGCCACGAGAGCTGCATGAGCAAGTCGCCCGCGTCGATGGCGTGATTAAGCTCAATCCGGAGCGTAAAAACCGTGACAGCAGCGCCTTTAGTATTCAGAACGAAATAAACATTGCGGCGCAGCAATTCAACGTGATGAAAGATTCTGAACAACAGCTGCAGTCTGTCTCAGGGGTTTACAGCGCCATGCTGGGCCAAAACAGCAACGCCAGTAGCGGCATTGCGATTAACAGCCTGATCGAGCAAGGCCAAATCACGCTGACGGAAATGTACGACAACTACCGGTTTGCCCGCTCACAAGTGGGCAACCTGATGTTGCACATGATTGTGCAGGACTTAGGCACAGAGCCAAAGCAAGTCAAAGTGTTTGCCTCAAATCCGATGCGAAAAACGGAAACGCTCATGCTGAACCAGCGGGGCGAACATGGCGAGCTGACCAATACCGTCAGCATGGTGAACCGGCGGGTCGTGCTGGCTGATATCACCCAATCGCCGGGCTACCGTGCTCAGTTGCTGGACCGCCTGATGCAGGTGGCGCAGACGGTGCCGGATAACATCAAGTTGATTTTGCTGGGCGAAATTCTGGAATTATCCGAGCTGCCGCGCAAAGAAGAACTGATTAAGAAAATCCAGTCAGCGATCGGCGTGAACACCAACCCCGAGGACATGAGCGAGGAAGAACGCGCCGCGCAATCAGAGCAGCAGCAGGCGCAGCGCATGGCGCTTGCCGTGGAAATGGAAATGCAACGCGCCCAGGCGGCGGACGTTGCGGCCAGTGCCGCACTCAAACAGTCGCAAGCCACCCTCAACGAAGAAAAGGTGAAAACTGAAACCGCAAACCGCCGGTTAACACTCACCCGGGCCGAAGAAATTTCGCAGCGCATCGAAGGGATGGCCCAAGACCAACACCTGTCTGAGCGCGAGCAAGGCCTTGATATGAAACTGAAACTTGAGCAGCAGCTACAAGACCTGCTCAAACAATTACCGACCGCCTAAGCCACCATCCGGTGGCTTTTTTATTGGAGTGACCAATGGACGAGTTAGAGATTCAAAGACTGCTGGCCAGCAATGACCCCGACGCTATTCAGAAGTTTCTGAGTGAACAAAGCGCCGCCGACGCACAGGCTGGCGAAGATGACACGCCACAGGATGAAGAAACCCCATCGGCGCCCCCTGGCACAGCAGCTAACGCACCGGTAAACACCGAGCCGGATCCGGCCGTGGAAACCCTGCGCCGCGAAAATGCAGAACTTCAGCGCCAGCTTGAAGCGCGTGAACGCGATCGGCAAATCGACGAGCAGACTGCCGCCGAAGCCGAAGCCACCCGCAAAAAGCTGGACTTACTCACCGACCAACTTACCAAGGCCGGGCTAAAACCGGCTCAACTGCCAGAAGAAATGGAGCTCACGGAAGAGGAACTGGCAGAGCTGGACGAGTACGGCGAAATTGGCAGTGTGACCAGCAAAATCGGTCACAAGCTTCGGGTGCAGCAGGCGCTGCTGGTGCAGATCCAGCGCCAACTGGCTGAAGTAAAGACCGCGCCAGACCCGCAGGCAACGCCTGTAGTCGATGATCCGGTCGTCGTGCTTAACAAAGCCGTCGATGCGACACCGGGACTTCGCAAAGTGTTAGATGACCCAACCATGCGTCAGCAGGCTATCGACATCGATACGCGCCTGAAAACTGATCCGAAATGGCAGGGCAAACCAATGACCGAGCGATTTGCTGAAGTAATGAAGCAAATGACGCCCCGGCTGATGAAAAACCAACCCAAAGACCATGACAATCAAGACGTTCCTTACTCCTTATCCGGAGTGCCGGGAGCCACGCAAGACGTGAACGCTACTCTGATAGAGCGCTTTGATGGCATGACCGAAGCACAAATTGCCCAGTTCACTGCAACAGCCAGCCCGGCAGAGCTTGCCGCACTGCTCAGCGAATTTGGTCACTGATAAAGAGATAAGCCATGTCAGTACAAAAGAATCCGGCCTTAGTGCCTCAGTTGCGCAATGCGGCGCTGTTTGCCGCAGCAACAAAACAGTTCACGTTTACCAACATTATGACCGGCGCACCGGTCGCCCCGAAAGGGACGACTGAAGTAGGTCGAGTCCAAACCGACCCCGGTTATCCGGTTGTTCGTGTGACCGATTTGGAAAAGCAAAAAGGTCAGGAAATCACCGTCGATATGGTGCATGAAATCGCCGGTAAGCCGACTATGGGCGATAAAAAGCTGGCAGGTCGCGGCGACACCATTTCGTTTGCCGATGACAAGGTGGGTATCAACCAAGGCCGGCACATGGTCGATAACGGTGGCGGCATGTTCGTACGAACCGTCGGTCAAGACATCAACGCTATCGCGCAAAAAGTCCTCAAAGGCTGGTACAAGCGGTTGGATGAAGAAACCACGCTGTACCATCTGGCGGGTGCGCGGGGGACGGAATACACAGCCAGCATGATTGTACCGCCGGATTCTGATCCGGAGTTTAGCGAAATCATGGTCAACCCAATGTTGCCCCCGACGTTCTCACGCCACATGTACGGTGGTGATGCGCAAAGTATTGAGCAGTTGGACAGTTCTGATCTGATGTCGCTGGAAGTAGTAGACAACCTGGCGCTTTATCTGGAAGAAATGTCAAACCCGATTGGCCATATCCGCCTGGCAGAAGATGAACTCAAAGATGAAGATCCGTTCTACGTCTTATGGGTCACCCCACGCCAGTGGTCAGACTTGCAAAAGCAAGCCTCCACCAAAGATTACCAACAGCTGGTGGCCAGCGCGTCCAACCGGCAAAAGGGCTTTAGCCACTCGCTGTTTAAAGGCGATATGATGTACCGCAACGGCATTCTGATTAAGAAAATGAGCCGTTTTGTGCGCTTTGAGCAAGGCTCTCAGGTGCGTGTCAGCCAGAACAACAAAAACGCGACCACCACGCTTCGCACCGTGGGGACCAGCGTCGAACGCGCCATTTTGCTGGGTTCTCAGGCGATGGCCTACGCGATGGGCCACACCGAAACGGCCAAGTCGTTTATGTCCATCCACAAAGAAACCGTAGACCACGGCAACACCAAAGAATTCTCAATCGCTTTCTGTAACGGCAAAAAAGCCCTGCGCTTTAAAGACCGTGACGGCTGGTTACACGACCACGGCCGTCTGGTGATTGATACTGCGGTGTCACCACGTCGCATCTAAACCACCCCGTAAGGCCAGCCCCGCTGGCCTTTTCATTAATCTGTCAGGAGAACTCTGATGCCAGTATTTCGCGGGCCTGATGCCCAAAGCCGTCAATACAACGGCACTCACGGTAACGCCAGCCGGACTGCACCTGCAGTCACCGTTGCCGCTGGTACCGTCAACGATACGTTGATTTTTGCAACCTTCGATGCGGGGACCAGCATCGATGAAATCCGCTTAAACCATGCCGCGCTCGGAGCAGGTGCCACCATGGACTTGGGTTTTGAATACATCGATGACACGCTGGGTTCTAACCCTGCAGCCTTTGGTGCTGCGCACAACGTCGCGGCAGTCGGTACTAAGGTTTGGAACGGTGAGCCGGTGTTACTGGCTGCCCGGGCGCGGCTGGTCGGCACCATCAAGGCCGGTACCGGTTTAGCCGGTAAGATCACAGCCGTGGTGGATTACCGCTTTATCGGTGTCTCTCACGCACTGTAAGCGAATGTGACTACAAAGTGATTACGAGTGTAGTCGCTTTGTAGTCGGTGATATATCAAGCAGGAGCTTGTCATGAGCAAACCAATTTTATTTTTAGGTGTGGTGTATATCGGCAACAAGCCACTAAAGCGCGACACCGTATACGGGACCAATCTGACCTGGATTCGCGGCGGGGTGCAGCAAGTCGATGCGCATATCGCCAACCAGATGGCGATTAAACACCCCGATGTGTACTGCCTTGAAGACAGTGACACGCATAAGCGCTATATCGGCGGTGAAGATGTGATTGAACCGGTCAAGCCATTTGTGGCCGAAAAAACCATCGAAGAGCGCATTGCGCAAGCGGTGTCCGATTTACGCGCTGAACTGAACGCCATGCCCAATGTGAAGTCGATTGAGCAGCACGAAGTGACCGCAGCGCTTAAAGTCGAGTTTGAATCGGATGACCGGCGCGATGACAAAGTACAGCGCATTGTCGATGCCTATGCGCTGTATCTGCAGCAAAACCCGGACAAAGTGCCAGCGCCTGCAGCAGAAGATGAGGCCAGCGAATAATGGCCCTGATCGCGCAGCTGGAGCTGACGCTTTTGCGTTATATCAACACCGTGCCGTCGTTTATGGCGGTCGATGCGCTGCGCGATGCTTTGCAGGACTTCTGTAAAGCAACATTCGCCTGGCAGCACCGGCTGGACATTACTCACGATGGGCAAAGCCTCTATGATTTGGGCTTACCGCCAGAAACGCTGATTAATAACATCGTGGCCGCGTCGCTCGATGGCAAGCCGCTGGTGCAGGGGCAGGACTTTGATTTTGCCACGCCAGATCAAATTCGCATCAGCACTCGCTCGGGGGCGCTGTCTGTACTGGTATCGCTTTACCCAAACTCACAGGCAACAGAATTGCCGGATGCGCTCTTTGAGCGGTTTCGCCATGCCATCGCCCAAAAGGCGGCCGCTGATTTGGGCATGATGCAAAATATGGATTGGAACTTACCCGGCGCGATGGTCGAGCAGCTGCGCCGCGATTCGCAACGCGGCTACAGTGAGGCCAGAAGTTATGCGCTGGATGCGGCAAACCGGCTTTATGAGGCGCAAACGCGCCATCAATTCTTTTAAGGATTTGTATGCCAATTCCGGTATCCAAAGTCATTGAACAAGCGCGGCACACGCTCTCGGATTCAGAAAAAGTATTCTGGACTGAAAGCGAACTCATTGGTTGGTACAACGCCGCCGTGCTGGCCATCATTGCGGCCCGCCCGGATGCACACGCCAAACAAGTGGCGTTTGCGGCTGTGGCCGGTACACAGCAAGACTTGCCCGCTGATGCGCTGCGCCTGATTGACGTGGTGCGTAACGAAAGCGGCAATATGCGGCCTATTACGCCGATTGATATGGGCATGATGAACCGCTCAAAGCCAGACTGGCACAAGCCAGTTGGGGCCAGCGAAGTACAGCACTACATCTACAACGAAAAGGTACCGCGCAAGTTCTACCTGTATCCGGCCCCGGCGACTGGCGTATCGGTGCTGATTGCTTACTCCTTCGTGCCGCAAGCGGTGACTGATGCAACGGTCAACACAGCGACCATGCCGCTGGAAGATTTGTATTTCAACCCAGTGGTGGACTACCTGCTGTTTCGTGGTTTTTCCAAAGATGGTGTGTTCGTGCAAAACGGCCGCGCCAGAAATCACCTGATTGCCTTTAACGAGGCGCTGGGGATCAAGATGTCGGCTGATGAAGCCATTGCCGCAGGCCGCCGCTAAGGCGGCCTTTTTATTGGGGGCATCATGCAATCAAATTACTGGTACCGGCAGGGCAGTGTCAGTATTACCGCCGGCTCCAATGTGGTCACCGGTGTTAATACCTACTGGATGTCGGGAATTGTGCCGCCATCACCGGGCGATGCGTTTTCGCTCGATGGCAAAGATTGGCGCGAAATCATTGAGATCACCACCAACGGTAGCCTGAAAGTTGTCGGCAACTTTACCAGCGCCGCCACTGGCGTCAGTTATGTGATTAAACCGGTGGTGAGTGCCGCGCCGGCGCTACGCGCCCAGCAGCAAGTCAGCCAGCTGGTGCAGCTGTATTCCACGTTCTTTTTGCAGCTGAACAAGTTTTGGTACGAACCCGGCGAAGTGGTTCTGCAAGATCCTTTTGGTGTCGAGCATCGACACCAGACACTGTATTCATTAAATGCCGGCATTGCAGAGCGAACGCTTGAACTCGATACCATGGTGGAGCAGGCGCGGCAATCCACGAACATGTTCAACACGCTGCAGCAGAACGTCAATACCCTCTCAGCCACGGTGGCCGGTTTGCAGGCCAATGTTGACAGCAAGCTACTAAGTGCCAACCAAAGCGCCACCGATGCGCTGCAATCGCGTAACGAAGCGCTGGATTATCGCAATGCAGGTCAAGCGGCTGCGAGTGCCGCTGCTGCTGATGCGCTGACCGCAACACAAAAAGCCAGTGCAGCCAGTGCCTCACAGGTCGATGTGACGACCAAGCACGGCCAGATTAATACCTGGCACACGACCATAAACAGCCGTCACACCGATATCAGCGCTTGGCACACAACGATTACCAGTCGTCACACAGACATCAGCGGCTGGCACACTACCGTCAATAGCCACCATACCACCATCAACGGCTGGTACACCGATATCAACAACTGGCGCAATACAGTCGCAACTCAGCACGGCGAGATAGCCACCTGGCGCGGTGAGGTGAACACCGCAAAACTGGATGCGCAGGCGGCCGTATTGCTGGCAAGGCGCTGGGCCAGTGCGCCGGATGACGAAGTGGTAGCCGATGGCCTGAAAAGTGCTCGCTTCTACATGACAAAAGCCGCCGAGTTCGCGCAGCAAACCGCCGCGAACGTCAGTGGTGGCGTCTCACTTCGCGGCTTTCATAACCCATCGGGCGGTTTTCCGGTAGGCGCTGACGTTGGCTATATGTATAAGCTCTCGGCCAGTGGAATCCTCACGTTTGAAAGTGAGGGCAGTAAGGCGGTATCGACGGGTGATTACATCATCAAAACTGCCACAGGCTGGATCCACTTGGATGATGCCACCGACGCGGTGAAAACAAGCCGCACCATCAACGGCTATACGCTTAACGCCAATATCACATTGACCGTAGCGGATATTGCCGGTGCTGTTGCCACTACTGATGTTCGTCTGACCAATAGCCGCGAGTGGACTGGGCTTACCATTAGCCAAAGTGAAGCTGAAGCAGGAACCAACACAACCCGGCGCGCCTTTACCGCCCAGCGCGTAGCGCAGGCTATTGCTGCACAAGCAGCCCCAAAAGCCGCAACCGATAGCCGACTAACTGCGGTTGAACAGCAAGCCGCGACGTTGGCCACGCAGGCTGAGGCGTTGACGCAGCGAGTGAATAACATAGAAAGCAGTAGCAGCCGTCGTGAACGACTAAAGCGACTGCTGGGCGAAGATATTTTTAACTGACGGAGGGCTTATGGCCACATTAAACGCTGCACAGCAGAAAATGATCGACAAGCTCAATGACGGCTTGGTCAACGGGACATTGACCCCTGATGATATGGCGGTTATTTCAAAGGCCATCGCCTATCTACAAAGTCATACTACGTGGGAGCGGGCACTAATTGCTGTAGCAGAAGAGCACTTAAATACCGGAACCACGGCACTGGCTGCAGCTCAGGCTTTGCTGGAGGCGGCAAAAGTGACGCTCGATAGTTCTGTTTTGGCGCTGAACGAGCAGGCAACTAATTTAGCGTTGTTGCCAGATATTTTGGCGAGAATCGTTAATGGAAATAACCATTTCATGGTATCGGCAACAGCAGTTGATGCTTTACTTGGGGCGTATTACACGGGAAGCCAGATTAGCCGAACGCATTGGAGTTTGTCATTAGATGATGTTGAAACAGGTGTTTATACGTCCCTAAGCGCATCTAATGACGTGTCAGGCGGTGGGACAGCAAACCAGTATCTGCAATTAGATAAATTTGGCACTGTGACATCTGCGATCACGTCGTTGAGCATCACTGCTGGCTCAGCAGCACTACTACCGTCAACTGAGGGAAGTGTCAGGCTCTTTAACATTCCAACGGGCGGCACTTCATGTATCGTTTATCATCCGGGCGCCAATGTTCAGATGTACTCATTTTCAATAACGGGTGGGCGATTGTACTTAGACCCTGCTACCCGAAAGGTATATGCGCTAAATGCTGGGAAATTAATTGAATCGACCGCAACGGGGGCTGCGGAGGTCGTTCCAGCAGTAGCAATTGCGGACGTCGCCGCACTTGATGCTTATGCGCTTTCGCGTGAGTGGGTGCGGGTCGATACCTTATTTGGCAGTGTATCGAACCAAGGCCTTCAGTATATGCCGTTTTCGGGCGCAGACAACTTGATTGCTGGCTCTGAGCTTGCGGGATATGTAGGGGCATTTACCGGCGCTGCTGCCTGCTCATTTTTGTCTTTTGAGCCAAGTGCTCCAGCCAGCCGGCGTATTGAGCGTATTACTCCACCAAATCCAGTTCCGGTACATGCCCGCATAGATACTACCGCGACTACAAATTATAACACCGTTCGATCGTTACTGATGCGCTGTCGTTTTCGGGTTGGTTCTCGCATGTTTCGTGACCTCGATATCGAAGTCCGCCCCCGTCAGGATTCGCAATCTAATAGTCGAGGTAATGCTGCGTATTCGCCATCTGTACTGGGGGTGAGTTTGCTTCACAACGCGGTGATCGTGCGGGCAGGGTTTCAGGAAGCCGGCAGTGGTGGCTATACGATGTTTACCGGTTTAGTTTTTGGGAGATAATCATGTTTGATGCACAAAATAACGCAGTGTTTTTTCGTGGAACATGGCACCTTAATAACCCGGAAACCATGCAGGCATGGGCAAACGCAGCTGAAGCCTTAGCATGGGTCGATGCGCAAAACGCACTATTAAACCCACCAGTGCCGGAAGTGCTAGCGCCCTTGATTGTCCCGGTCACCAATATTCAGGTAGCCGGTCCAACGGTTGAACAGGTCGGAAAAATTCATTGGGTCAAGGCCGGACAGCTGGTAACTATTACCGCTGACGTCCCACTGCCAGACGCCCGGCACATGGTCATGCTGGATGAAATGGTAGACGCAACCCAGCGTGGACCGGGGGTTCGTGAACCAGCAACCATTGCCAACGGCCGTTTTACGCTGACTGTGATATTTCCGCGCGCGGGCAACTTCGTGTTGGAAGAGGAACGGTTAAGCCGTGGCTTTCAGCGAATTGGCCATAATGTTCAGCTGCAGTTCCCGCTGGTGGAGTTTGATGTGTATGGCGGCGTATAAGCAAACCGATTACGGCGCCCTTCGCACCGAGCGTATTGGTTCACGGCGCTGGCGATTAATCGAAGATTGGCATACGCCTTATGGCGTGGTACCGGCTGGCTTTGAATCCGATGGCGTGAGTTCTGGCCCGTTCAGGCCTTTTGCAAGCCCGGGCGGCAGCTTCTTTGAGGCTGCCATTATCCACGACTATTTGTACATTCGTGCCGTCAACAACAAGGCCTATGCCGACAAGGCCTTTTACCAAACCGCCCTCGTGTTTGGTGTGTTCAAAATCCGCGCCTTGGTGGCCCTGCAGCTAGTCAGCCTGTTTGGCCGTGGTAACTATCAGTCTCACTAAAAGCGCCTAACCAACTTTTCAAAACCGATTCAACAACCTTTCAAACTGGAGGTCTTATGGACACTCGCCCCGATGATTTGTTAGAGCCGCAGCGCTGGACGTCTTTTACCGAGCTGGGCCTTGCTATTGGCAAAGCCACCACCATTCAAAACGTCTCGCGTAACGGCGATGCGCTGTTGCGCGTGTGGATTGGCCCAACCAAACCGGCCGCCGGTTTTTTAGGGGGGCGGCGCGTCGTGGTGAATGCTCTGGCTGAAATCGCCGCCGGTGAAAAAGAAATTCACCTGTACGCAGAAAAACAACCTGTGCATGTCAACATCGAGGTCGCGCCATGAGTATCCGGGTGCGTCCGCCAAAGCTGGCGATGGCACCAAGGGGGGGCGGCATTAAGCCGCCTTTTTTTGCACTGTAGAAAATCGGAAAGGCGCTGCTGCGCTGGGCGTATAACTTCGATGGTGCAACCAATCGGGGTGTTTTTGCCAATCGGTTGTTTAATTCAGATGGCGATATTGATATCAGCTGGTATCAACGAGGCATCGACAATACTGGGGCATCGCCGCGCTCCATAATTACGCAATGTTTTTCTACCGTCATAGCTGAGCGGGAATTTGTACTCCGTTGGAATGGCAATAGCGGTGGTTTGCAACTTAGCGTTGGTGGGTTAGGGGCTTTGTTCGTCATTAGTTGTTTTGATGGAACGTACCGGGTTCGATTGTCCGGTGCGACAGTAGAGGTTTATCGTAACGGCCAGCTATTGGAAAGTCGTAGCTATACGCGAGGTACTGCGAGAGAACCGTCGGCGACTACAGCGATAGGCGCAAGAAATGCAGGAGGTGCGTTTACTGAACATGCGAATGGCGTAATCAGGGATCTACGTGTTAACGGCCTTTTGTATCCATTGAGCGAACCAAACCATGTAATACAGTTGCCATTGTTGAGTGGGTTGGGTGATGAACTGATTACCCAAACGGTATTGGAGAATCCCGCGCAGAAAGGAACACAATGGACCTATTTAGGCGGCGGTAGATGGCAGCTTATCGGCGATGGTAACTATGTGGCCTTACGTTTTGTACTTGATGCTTTATCAGTGTCGGGTGTGTTGGTTGAGTTTGAAGTAGAAAGCATATCTGGCAGTTTAAGGGTTAATCCATCCACCAATGGTTATTGGATTGGTGACGCGATTGTAAACACCGTAGGTAAAAAACGATGTTATTCAACTACGACGTCCACCTTGCAGCTTGAGTTCGTGCGACATAATACGGGCCAACCCGTCACATGCGTGATTAAAAACATCAGCCTCAGACCAATTGGAACTTGTAATCCATTAACCCTAGTCAACACAACAAGTCCTGGCTGGAACCAGTACGATGCACCGCCACTACCGATTGTGCGCTGGTCATACAATATGGATGCTGTTTCAAATCGGGGGGTGTTGTTTGCTAGATCGATAAATACCGATGGGGACATTGATATTGAGTTTCGCACCGGACCGGTGGTTCCTGCAGCTGGGGGAATTGAATACTGTATTGTCAGTCAATGCCTAACTAACAACTTTTCAGCCAAAGAATTTAGGCTGTATTTCAATGCCTCAGAGAACTGGCTACAAGGTCAGGTTGGAGCGGCATATAGCCCAAGTTTAAACGGATTCAAACTAGGACCGAACAAACATTGTCGTTGGCTGTTAGAGGGAGCGCGGCTGCGGGTTTTTGAAAATGGCGTGGTCAAGATGGATACCACATTTAACCGCGGTACTGCCAAAGAACCAACTGCGCAAACGGTCATCGGGGCTGAAACGCATGGGAGCGCAAATTCATTTAGAGCTTTCGCGGGAGGTATGTTCTACGACTTAAAAATAAACGGCGTTCATTATCCAATTGGCGAGCGTAATCAAACCGTCCAACTCCCCAGCCCGGATAGCTTAGGAGCCACTGCGCCTATAGTTCCTGTAAACAACTCTAGTAAAGGTTCGCCGCCGATTAATGTGGACGATAACGGCTGGTCTACTATGGCATTGGACGGTTCTCAAACATGGGCATACTTAGGTTTTAGTATTCCGGCTACCCCTAACACGACGTATTTGGTTGAAACATTGGCTGATTATGTCAGCTCATGCCTTGCGTACTCTACCGATAGTGCAGCTTCGACAACAGGCGCAACGCAGATTGCTACGTTTACAGATGGTCCTGCCGGCCGAATTTTCCGTCAACTGATCACGACATCGGCGAATAATTCAAAGCAAGGTTTGTTGATCACCAGAAATGCGCCAAATGCAGCGCAAGGAACATTTAAAGCAAAGCTTGTCCGTGCAGTGCCATTGTGGACCGTCAACGCCGTTGAGCGAGTAACTAATGGAGACTTCAGCAGCTTTACAGCTGGTTGGACTCAACTATCTGGTGGCAGTTTGGCTATTGCAGCTGGGCAGGGAGTTTTAACGACGACTGGGGCCGGAAGTCGATTTGAGCGTGGTGTTACTTTGGAGGCTGGGGCTTACTATCGGGTGTCAATGGACTTAATTGAATTCTCAGGAGTTGTTAATGCCAAAATGACGTTGATGCGTAATGCTGCTGGAAATTACGCGACAATCGGCACCATAACAGCCAGTGTGCCTGGCAAGGTTAGTTTTATCATCTATGCCCCTGCGACGGATGCAATTATCAGCGTATCCGGCGATAACGTGAATGCGGGGACAGTCACAGTGGATAACATCAGCATTCGCAAGCTCGACACCTTTTGCAACCCACTAACATTAGTCAATACGACCAGCCCCGGTTGGCAGGAGATTGAAGCGTGACATTAAACGATTATTTAGCGGTTCCCGGTTTTAAATATCTGGTGGTCGGCAAAGCAAATTGGGAGCAAGACGAAGTGGCTAGGTCAGTGGCGCCAGAGCCGCGACACTTCAAACTGGGTGAAACTGAATACACCATCATCAGTTTAGAGCCGTTTACTATCCCGCAGCTTACCGCATACATGGAAAGCCAAAGCGGTCAGTACGAATTCGGTTGGACATTAGGTAATGGCAAGGCCAGCTATCTGACCCATCAACAGATGCTGGATTTGCTGGCATCGATCGAAATACCTGCCGAGCAATAAGCATGAAACTAGACGTTGCCCGTTTTGCGGGGGAGATCCCCGTTTTAAAAGGCTCTGACTTGCCGGAATATGCAGCCAGCCAAGCTCAGAACATCTACACCGCAGAAGGGCGTTTGGAGCCAATGCGAGCCTTGTCTGCGCCGCTGGCAACGCTGGGCCTTTCGGCGATCAAGAGTATCTACCGCTTCGGTGCGGTCTGGTTCGCCTGGCAGCAAGACGTCAACGTCTGTAAAAGCCCGATGGTGGCCGATCCGTGGGAGCGTGTGTACTGGAGTGGGCAAGGGGAGCCGCGCTTTACTCATGCTGCCATTGCCACAAGTGGCAGCAATTATCCCAGCAACAGCCTGTTGCTGGGCGTACCTGCCCCGGCAACCGCACCAGTGGCGACACTGGGCGCTGCCAGTGGCACCAACACCGACTACGAGGACGACGAAACCCGGTTCTATGTAGCGACCTACGTCAACCAGTTTGGCGAAGAAGGCGCGCCATCGCCGGTATCAAACCGCGTGGTGGTCGTGGAGCCGGCGCAAGTGGTGCAGCTGCTGTTGCCAAGCCTCATGGATAACCGTTTTGGCGTGACCAAATGCCGGATTTACCGCACCGCAAGCGGCAGCAATGAAACGGGCTTTTATTTACTGGCCGAGCTGCCATTGGCGCAAACCAGCTATACCGATAGCAAAGCCTCTGACGAGCTGGGGCCGCCACTGGCGACCCAAAACTACGATATGCCACCGGCGGATTTAAAAGGTCTCACCCGCCTGTCAAACGGCATGTTAGCGGGTTTTGTGAAGAACACCGTGTACTTGTCCGAGGCCTACTTGCCCTATGCGTGGCCGCGTCGGTACCGGTTAACCACCGAACACAACATTGTGGCTATGGCTGCCACCACCAACGCGCTGATTGTGGCCACCGAGGGATACCCTGAAATCATCGCCGGGGTATCGCCAGATGCAATGGCCGGTGAGCGCATTGAAACCAGCGCAGCCTGTGTGTCAGCAAAATCAATGGTGGATATGGGCGAGTTTGTGATTTATGCAAGCCCGAACGGTTTGGTTGGGATCAGCGGCCCTGAAGTCATAAACCTGACCGAGAAGGTCATTGCACCGAAGCAGTGGAAAAAGGACTACAACCCGGGGACCATCATTGCAACCTGTGTTGAGGGAAAATACCTGGCGTTTTACCAAGACGCCGGCGGCAACAAAAAGGGTTTTATCTTTGATCCGGTCAATAGCACCTTAAATCCGCTGAGTGTGCATTACCCGGCGCTTTATCGGGATCCGGCTCAAGATGCGGTGTATGTGCTAAGCGGCAGTAATGTTTGTCAGTTTGACGCTGGTCCAGGTGCGTTGCCGCTGCGCTGGCGAAGTAAGCCTTTTGTTGCATCCGGTATCGAAGCGCCGAACTGTCTGCGCGTCGAAGGAAGCCAGCTCAATGAGCTGGCTTTCTCCTTTTTGGTCGATGGCAACCACAAACACACTATCGCTGATTTAAGTGTGGCTGTGCGTGGCCGGCGACTGCCAGCGCTGCGCGGCCATGTCTATCAGTTTGAGATCACGGGTACCGGCAAGCTTGAGCGCATTGTGCTGGCCAATACCATGGAAGATTTACTATGACGGCAGTAGGCGTTGCAGGGGGCAAGCATCGTTATCCGGCGATAGCCAAGGGCAAAGACGTTAATCGAAGCCTTGACGCCGCCGTCCAAGTGATTGAAATTCTGACCGGTGCGCGGGGCGATGGCATGAATCGCGCCCTGACACCGGCCGATTTGGTCAAGCTTGGCGTGTTAAACCTTGGCAAAGGCGGGGCGCTGGTCAAGCCGCCGGTGGATGATAACGACGAGGGTGAAAAGCCCGGGCAACCGGTTCAGCCAAGTGGCTTAACCGCTACAGGGGGCTTTACTGCGGTGTTGTTGCGCTGGGATGCACCGGCGTATAAAGGGCATCTTGAAACCGAAGTCTGGCGCGCCAGCAACAATGTGTTGGGTGCGGCTGTACTGGTTGGGACCACCAAAGGCAATTTGTTCTCAGATCCGGTGCCAACCGGCAGTTCGCATTTTTACTGGGTGCGATTCGTCAATCGCGCTGGCAACACCGGCCCGCACAGCGCATCAGTGCAGGGTAAAACCAGTGACGATATTGGTTTTATCATCGAGCAAATTACCAAAGAGGGCGAGCAATCGCCGCTGGTGCGTTGGCTGCGCGAAGATGTAACACTGGTTGACGAGCAAACCTATCTGACCATGATTGACCGCATTCTGACTGATTTGAATGCGCCGGCCGGGCCGCTGGCTGACGTCTGGTCATCGCTCAATGCGCTCAATACGGTTAAAAACCAGCTGCTGAATAGCACCGACTTACTCAAACAAACCCAAGATTTGCATACCAGCCAAATTGAGCAGGCACTGTCGCAAATCACCGCAACCCGCAACGAAGTACAGCAGTTTTACAACGCCGTGCTGGCCGTTGACCCCGCCACCGGCAATGTGTCGCTGCAGGCGCTGGAAGGATACCGCACCGCCAACGATGCGCGGGTCACGCAGGTTGAGCAAAACCTATCTGCCGTTAATGGCCGTCTTGACCAGACGGTGAGCCGGGCGCAATTCGGTCAACTGGTTGGCGAGGCTTTTGATGTCACCAAAACTTATGATATCGGCGCAGAAGTTATTTACAACTACCAGCTGTGGCGCTGTTATGTGCCAGTGAGTAGCGCCGGCGCGTGGACGGGGCCGGTGAACTGGGCGCTGGTTGGAAGTCTCACCGGTAAAATGAGTACGCTGCAGCAGTCACTGGATGCAGTGAACGGCCAGCTGTTAACCAAAGTCAGCCAAGCGGCCTTTGATGCACAAACGCTGCGCCTGTCGCAGGTAGAGAACTTTCAGGCGACCTTTGTTGATAACAATGTGTCCGTTGGCCAAGTGGTGCAAAACATCCGTAGCGAGCTGTGGCGCGCCGCTGAACTGGCGACACAGGCCGAGCTGGATAAATGGAATGCGGTGGTCGAGCAGGGCCGCTATCGCGTTGGGCAAGCCACGTTTAACCAGAGTATTACCACTCGGGTTGAACTGGAATCCTCGCGCCTGGAAGAAGCCCGCTATCAGCTGGTGCAACATGGCAACGCCATTGCCACTAATCAATACAACCTCACGTTACTGACCGATGATCACAGCGCGACCGTTAACCGCCTGCAAGTGCTGCGCACCGAGTACGACCAAACCGCCGTTGAAGCCCGCGAGCTGTTTACCATGTCGGCCAGTAGTACCAGTGCGTTTTTGGCCGCGTACCGCCAGTTATCCGGCGAGGTGCGGGATCCGGGTTCAGGCCTTGCCAAAACCCGGGCGATTTTGGATGAAGTCACCAGTTTTACGCTAAGTCCTGGCACGGCGCTGATGCAGCAAATTAACCGGGCAAACGCCACAGCCAACAACGCACAAGCGATGGCCAACGACATTCTGACACTATCCGGTGTTGCAAACGGCAGCGCCATGGCTCGGCTGTTTAATCAGCTGGGCGCGGAAATTGACGGGGCCAATGCCAATATCGTTCAGTTAAGTCTGTCACTGGTGGGGCCAACCGGCACGATTTCTCAAACCATCCGCGACCATACGGTCAGCTTTGGCGGAACTACGGTGACGCTGCAGCAGCTGGCTACCGCCGCCGCGAGTACCGATGGCAGCTTTCGCTCGATGTGGGGCGTTAAGAGTACCGTCGGGCAACTGACGGCTGGCTTTGGCCTGCTCAATACCGGCAGCCTGACCCAATTCGCTATCAACGCACAACAGCTGCTGGTGTTGGGGCAAAATGGCGCGGTGAATCCGTTTATGGTTGTGGGCGGGCGAGTGCTAATTGATACGGCGCTGATTAAGGCGGCGACCGTGCAAGAGTTGGTCGCAGGATCCGTGGTGGCCGATACCGTGAAAGCGGCTGCGAGTATCACTTCGCCGGTGATCGTCGGTGGCAGTATCACAGGTTCAGACTTACGGCTACTCAGTGGCGGCTATGAAATGAACCTGATGCCGTATCAAAACTTTATGCTGTGGTGCGGTCCCGCTGGTGCGGCTAAAAACGCACAAAACGCCGCGCTGGCGCTGACCAATGACGGTCGCGTGTTTGCCAGGGGCATGACGATTTATGACAACAGCGGCAACACAGTGCTTGATAGCAGCGGATTAAGCGGCACGTACATCAAAGACCTGTCAGTCGATGCGTTTAAAATCAAAGGCCAATCCATTAACTTAAAAACCATTGCCCAAGCAAACTGGGTCAATATTCCGCCAAACGGTTCGCCTGTATCCAAAGCCAGCGCGTCGGTATTTATGGATTCGGTGGTGCCTGGCACAGTGCTGGATATCACCTTTGAAGTGCGGTTTTACTGCGAATATCACGATAAGCGGATGCTGGAGTTTCGGGCCGCTATTTATGATGAAAATTTGGGATACTATCTGAATACGTTTCGGATTAAACCGCCGTTTTGGAGCCAAGACGGTGAATCACATATCATGAATACAGTGCAGTTAACTGGGCGGGCCGTAGTTGAATATACGTATGCAGCTACCAATGTATCGCGCAGTTTCTCTGTGCATGTGTGGGCGGTGGGGAGTTACTACAGCAGCGCACCACTTGGTTTAAACACGATGGAACATGAGGGATGGTTGGTTATTGATGTGGGGAAACGATGAATAATGAAACTTTATTGATCAAAGCCTTGGCTTTTGATCTCGTAATGGAAGCACACCAAAAAAGCACGGTCTACCTGCAAATGTTGCAGCAAGTTGCACAGCACCTGCAGGTTACAGACCTAGCTCAAATCATGCCGGCCTTGCAGGCGTTGTCCGCTGAAAAGAAAGGCTGATTTTTTTTGCCTTGCAAGGGGTCATTTTGTACTATTAAGGGGCATTTTGACCCATTAACAAGGCAGTCATGTTAGACGAATTACAGGCCATTGCGGCCGCTGAGCAAGACGATGAACTGGTCAGCGATGTAATAGAGGCGTGTCGGTTACGGCGCGCCTTTTTATTTATGTGCGCGGATGGCTGGTTTGTGGTGCAACCGCTGACCACGCCAGACAGGCATTTACTGGTGTCGGCCGCGTTTAGCTATGTGCAAAACGGCATTGACCGTTATCAGGCCACCATCATCGAGTTGGCGCAGCGGCTGGATTTATCTGTGATCCGTTTTCGTTCTAAGCGGCCGGGCTATCGGCGCAAGTTACCGGCATTGGGCTGGCAGCTGTGCGATGACGGCCATACATGGGAGTACCACTGTGGGTAAGGGTAGCAAACCAAGTATTGACGAAACGCCAGAGCAGCGCGAACTCGCCAAAATCGCGGCCGAGCGCTACGACTATTTTGAACGTGAGTTAAAGCCGGTCCAGCAGGTTTATATAGATCATGCGCTGGATGCGAACAAAGCATCGAACTACCACCGTCTGGCCGGCACGGTCAAGGCAAACACCAGCTCTATGCTCAACGAGCATTTAAATGGCGCTGAAAGCGGCATGAAAGCTGCCGGTATCGACCCGACATCTGGCCGCTATAGCGCCACACTGGGGGACGCCGCCAATGCTGCTGGGGATGTTTCAGCTGATACGGTCAACCGGGCGCAGAGCCAGCAGCAGGATAACTTTATGGCAGGTATTGGCAATGTGATTGCGATGGGCGAGAAAAAAGCGACCAGCGCGATTGATGGACTGACGGATGTTGCCGCCAAAAGTGCCGACCATGCCCAGCAAGCAGTCAGCGCCAAGATGCAGCGGCGCAGTGACGCGCAAACTGGCCTCGCAACGCTTGGCACCGTGGGCCTTGATACGGCCTATCAAGCCAGCAAGAAACCACAGGGAGCATAAACGATGTTTGACAATCAACCTGGCCTTGAAGAGGTGCGCGATCGGATCTCGGGTTTTCAGGGCGGTAACCGAATGGTCGGTCCGACCTATATAGACCCACGCGATAAAGAGTACGCATCCAAAATCAACGCCCAGCTGGCGCGGCAAGACTGGGATGATTACCGCAAGCGGTTTATGCCCATTCATGGCCAGTTTAAAGACTTGGTGATGGGCGATCAGCTGGTCAATGAGCAGTTAGCCCGGGTGCCCGGCAATGTGCAAAACGCCTTTGCCACCAGTAAGCAAAACGCTGACATGCGGATGCAGCGCATGGGCCTTGCCGAAGCCGATACCGGCAGATCCGATTTAGCCATGGCAACGGCAACCGCCGGCGCTGAAAACAACGTCAGACTGCACAGTAAAGAGCGCGCCATGGCCGCGATTGCTGGTGCGCCGATGCCAACAGTACAAGGGGGTTAAATGAGCTACGGATTGTGGGATCTAGCCAGTAGTGTAGAAAATTCCGCCAAAGGCGGCTTGCGCACCGTGGCGGATATGGAACACCGCCGCAATCTGCAAAACAAGCAGATTGATGCGGCTGAATCTGCGGAAAAGCGCAGTCTGGCAACCACGGCTGGTACTGTGGGGCTAGATGCTGGCCTGACGTCTTATTACGAATCGGCTGAGGCGGCAAAATTGGCTAAGGATGTAGAGCAAGCCAATGCAGCATTCACAGCGGAAAAAGCAGCAGCATTGGATTCCGCGGTCAATGCCAAGGTAGCTGCTGATGTAAAGACGGCAGCTGATACTACAAATGCAGCGATTGCGGCGACCGAAGTTGGAACAACAGCAACGACAACCGGCGCGGTGACAAGCGCTACAGCGGGTGCTACTGCGGGTGCTACTGCGGGGGTCACAGGTGCTGCAGTTGGTACGACAGGTGCTGCAGTTGGAACAACCGTTGGTGCGTCTGCAGGCCCACTTGCTGCGTTAGGCCCGTTGGGCTGGACTGCGCTGGCTGGTCTTGCGCTGTATTCATTCTTATAAGGACTTCATCATGAGTGGTATTTCGCAAGGTATCGCGCTTGGCCTTGATATCAGCCGTGGGGCGCGCCAAGAGGCCAGAACCCAAGCACAACATAACGTCTTTCTGCAAGAGCAGAAGGCCAACGCGGCGCATCGTGAAAAGTTACGCCCGCTGGAATTGGAGCATGCGAACTTAGGATTAGCTGAAGCAAGAGACGTCGCCGCCTATAACAAGCAAGTGCGGCCAATGCAGCTGGATGAAATGCGCGATAACCGGGCGCATCAGCAGGTTATGCGGCCCATCGAGCAGCAGCGGGCACAGATTGGCCTTGAGGATTTAAGCGCCGATGCGAACCAGCGCAAGCAATTGCGCCCGCTGGAGCTGCAGCAAGCGCAGCAGGGAATTGAAGCCGGCAATATCGATATTCAAAACGCCAAAACGCGCCAGAAATGGGCGGAGCAGGACCGCGTGAGAGCCGAGCGGGCTAAGCGAGAAGAACAGGTTAAGGCGTTGTTCCCATCCGAAATGGCCCGTTTTGAAAGGACCGGTAAATTCAGTGAGCATTATTTAAGGCTGAGCGCTGACACTGGTTTAAGCCCTTTTGCTGTGATGGATCCAAAGTACACCGATGCGCTCAACCAGGCGGCAGCCTACTTTGACCCGCGTAACGAACAAGCCAACCCTTACGCCGATGGCAAAGTATTTGATGTCGCCAACATTATCCTGGAAAAAGAACTCAACAACGGCGGGGTTAATCCACAAACAGGCCTGCCTATTGTCAGCAAACGGATTGTTGGCGCATATCCGGCCAGCGGTCCGGATGGTAAACCGCTCAAAGGGCAGATGCTGCTTGAGCTGGAAATGACCGACGAGAAAGGCAATACCTATCGCGCCCCGGTGACGCAAAACCGGTCTGGTGATGATGACGACCCGCTACAGCCAGTTGATTTCGGTCAGTTGGTTGGCCGCGTCAATGCACAGAAGATGTTTGCCGATGCCATCCGCTCTAACCCCAAAGGCATGGAATGGTTACAGGCCAAAGCCAAAGGCGCAGCCGGTGCTGGTGGTCAGCAGCCGAAATCCGACGAAACCATGTGGGCCGGCCGGCCACAAAAAACCGATGACGTCTTTAAACGCTACAAAGAGAACTCGCTTTATGGAAACGCCGAAACCGGTGAGCAGTACGTCTCGATGGGTGATTTTGAGTGGACGGCGGGCGATCCGGTCAAGCTGCGCTTTTTAGAAAGCGTGGCCAAAGAAAACCGCATTGTGATGCAGGAATACCAGCGAATGGCCAAGGATGATCCCGAAGAAGCCCGCACCTATCTGCAAACCAATTTTGTCGATGACGTGGAAGCGTTGTGGGATATCCAAACCCAAAAGAAAAACGGAGCCGCGAAAGGCAAAACCAACAAGGCTGATCAGCTGGTCGGCAAGCTGACCAGTGAAAACTCCCCCGCTGCCGCTGAGCCTGCCAAAGAGCGCGGGCCTGATTGGTACCTCAAAGAAACCATCAGCACCGCTGACTACAAAGAAATGACGGCCGCAGAGCGCGAGCACCGCAAAGCCTGGCAGCAGGAACGTAAGCAGCAACAGATGTCTGCACAGGAAGCGGGAAAAGCCGCCACCCAGCAGTCTTTTCAAAGTGGTGAATACAAGCAACTAACCGGTGCTGAACGCCAGCAGTGGATGAAAGACAACCTGCGCTATTTGACCAACGAACAACGTAAAATCGTCTTAGGAAACCAGTAATACATGAGCAGACTAGATCAGGACGCCCTGAGCATCTACCGTGCCCAGCAACTCGAAAAGCAGCAACAACTCCGTGAGCCGCAAGGCGGCTTGGCCGATGTGGTGGACGTGGTACAAAAAGGCCTGTACGACGGTGCCGCTGGTATTGGGGAAACCGTCGGGTTGGATATCCTGCGCGACTATGGAGTTAAAGGCGCTGCAGAGCAGCTGAAAACCATCAGTCCGAAAGGACAGGCCTCAATGAACAAGCAGTTTTTCAATGAGGATAGCCAAGGCACGTTAACACCAGGCGAAGCGTGGACTGATCCGATGGCAATTGTCATGCAAATAGGCCACACCATTGGCCTGAATGCAGACATCATGTTAGGCGGTGCGGCCATCAAGGGCGGTCAACTAGCCGTCACCAGCGTTGCCAAAGCGGCGCGTAATACCGTCCTGCAAAAGACTGGTCGAAAGGAGCTGGCTGACGCGGCCGCCGCCAAAGCCAGCGAAACCTATTTACAGCGCAAACTGGGTGATCGTGCCGGTGAATTTGCCAGCTTTGGTAAAGACATTCTGGCCTATGGTGCGGCTGGCCATGCCGTCAGCGGCGGTTTACAGGCGCTCGATATCGGCAACGAAGTCGAATCCATGGAATTTGAGGATTTGGCTGCATCGCCTGAATTTGCCCAGCTGGTACGTGAAAATAAACAGCTGAACCCGGGCGTAGGTGCTGAAGAACTGTTAACGCAATCGCGCAGCCAACTGGCTGAAATGACCCGCACGGCGATAAAAACTAACCCGGCGCTGCTGACCAGTAACTTGCTGGTCGGTGGTTTGGGTACCGCCGCGTTGCAACGCATCCTCACCGGTGCCATGCCAAAAGGTGCAGGCATTGCCGCCGAGTTTGGTACCGAAGCCGCGCAAGGCGGTATCGAGCAGATGGCGCAAAACCAAACCGTCCGCGATTACATTGACCCAACCCAGCAATGGGACGAAGGCATGACTGCAGCTGCGCTCAATGAGGGTATTGTGGGCGCTGGCATGGGTGCTACCGCTGCGGCGGTGCGTCCTGCGATTGCCAAAGGGCAGGAGCTGTATCAAAAGCTGCGGCCTGAGCACACATCGGCCGCTGAGCCAGCCCCGACCGCTGAGCAATCGCCACTGCCACCATTGACCGATGATGACGAAGCGATGTTTGAGGCGGTGGACCCGGTACGGGATCCGCAAGGTGCGTTTATCAAAACAGCGACAGAGGCCAGCAAGACGCATCCGCATCTGGTGGATGTGATCGGCGAAATTGCTTTTGCTGAGCCTGAGAAGATGAAAGCGGCTGTCAGTACGCTCGATAACTTTATGGCCAGCCCTGATTTTGCGAACCGGACCATGGCCCGCCTCACGCAATACATGCGTGATCCACAAAGCGCTGCAGCACCAGATCAGCAGGAGCAGCAAGACCTGCAGAATCTGGTGGGTATTATCGGGCGCCAGAATGAGGAAATGGCCGCCCAGCTGAGTGAATACGCGCAAAAGAACCCTGAGAAAACGCCACTGGCGTTAAGCGTCGCCAGCCGCTATATCGCAGAGCCAGATTTTCGGCCAAAGGCAGAGGCGCAAATTGCACAGCACCTGACGCAGCAGAATCAGCCGGTGGTACCAGCCGCTAAGCCGGCGCAAGATATGTCTTATGATGAAGATGATCCGGAATATCAGGTGACGTCGGCACAGCTGGCCGGGACGCCAACCGCTTGGGAGCGTGACGAAGAAGCATTCTCTGAAAGTGTCGCGGCGGATGAAGCGGCCGATCGGGAATTTATGGCGGAGCTGGACGCTGCGAAAAAAACTGCGCAGCAAACCCCGTTATCGCTGACCGACCCACGCATACAGCCTGCAATGGACGTGCAGAACGATGGTGCTGAAATCCCTGCGCCAGCCCCTGCAGTATCTTCCGGCGATGCGTTTAAGGACGCAGCCACCTACATTCGCAGCTTGCCGATTGATGAACGCGGCAAAGTTGCCCCGGATATGCTCAAAGATACCTTTGGTATTGATGATGCACAGGTGTTAGAGCTGATACCGTGGGCGAAGTTATCCACAGAAACCGTGGGTAACTCTGAAAAGCCCAGCGAAATCAAAGCAAAAATTGATGAAGCGGCGACCACTGCCGCACTGTCACCCGCCAATGATTTACCAGAGCCGACGCCGGCGCAGAAAGAAGCAGGAAATTACAAAAAGGCGCATATCCGCGTACATGGGATTGATGTGGCCATTGAAAACCCTGCCGGTTCAAAGCGCAGCGGTACCAACGCCAAGGGCGAACAGTGGTCTGTAGATATGCAGGACCACTACGGCTATATCAAACGCACCGAAGGCGCGGACGGCGACCATGTGGACGTGTTTATCGGGAAGAACCCGGACAGCCAGAAAGTGTTTGTGGTGGACCAATACAAAGGCGATGGCACCTTTGACGAACACAAAGTTGTTCTGGGCGCTGATTCGATGGATGACGCAGTTGAAACCTACAGCCGCAACTACAGCGCTGGCTGGAATGTTGGCCCTGTGTCTGAAATGTCGGTTGATGATTTTAAAAAGTGGCTGGCCACCGGCAATACCAAAGCGCCGATGATGGCGCTTGATGATGGACCATTGGCAGAGCATGGCCCGCTGCGCATCGAGCCGTACAGCGAAAAATCAATCGTGGTTCGCGGTGACACCAAAGCTTATAAGGACCAGCTGAAAAACTTAAAAGGCACCTTTAATCCGCGCCTCAAGGGCGGCGAGGGCTGGGTGTTTAGTAAGTCACGGCTGGATGAACTGAACCGGACATTACCTGGCATTGTAGCCAAGCAAACCCGGGCAGACGAAAACGCCCAGTTAAGTAATGCGCCGACCGCTGCTCAGGATGATTTGTTTACCAAGGCGCAAAAACGGCAGCAGGAATTAGCCAGCCGCACCAAAGACGCCGCGATGGCCAACCGGATCCGCGACCTGTTACCGGCAACACGCGACGCCAGTTTTGACGCCGGCCGCGTTGCCGGTGAGCTGGATAAATTTGAAAAGCAAATTGCTGTACAGGAGAAGCGCGACCAGCTGAAAGCTGAGCGGGAAAAAACCGTTGAAAGTCCAAGCAGTAAACCAGCTGATAAATCCACAGTTAAGGGGAGTACCAGCGCGAAAAAAAGCCTGAATCAGCCTTTACCAGATGAACGTGCTGCCAAACTCAAACAAGCAGAGGCTGATGGATTTGCTGTCGATAAAATATGGCACCGAGGTTCTTTGTTTGATGCTAGCCAGTATAGCGATTCAAATAATGATTCTATCTTTGGTAAAGGTTTTTATCTGACGAGCGATCCGCTTGAAGCTGAAGATTATGCTTCTACCGATGTCACGCGCAATATGGACTATACGGCCAACGCGGAAAAACTGGCAAATGAAAAAGGGATCACCTACAACGAGGCCAAAGCCGAGCTGTCGAAAGGTCAAAAAACCGTTGCTGAATTTGTCGTGAAAGCGCCAGCCCTACTCACCATTGGCGATAAAGGCTTGGTATTTAAAGGTCGCCAAATTGGCTTAGGTGCTGTTGATATTGAGGGTATCTTGGGCCGCACCGGCCTATCTGATGAAGAAATAGAACGGCTGCGCACCGGATGGGAGCGGGTTGCCAATAACGAGAGAAAATTACTGGATAACTTGGTCGGTAAAGATGGTTCTCAGGGGCTGGGGTATATCGAGTTGTTGCGGCGCAATAAAGCGCTGCCGGCAATGCGTGAAATCGCGCTTGAATTGGGCGCTGATGCCATCCTGATGAAAGATGGTACGGCCCCAACTAAGCAAACTCGAAAAGGCGCAGAGCATTTAGTGGTACTGAAGCCGCAAGCAGTGATAAATATCAGCAACAAACCATACAACGATTACCCATCTACGGATCCTAAGATGACGTTGGGCGAGATCCGCCCACGGTCTGAAGGTCAAAACTTTGAGCCTGAAAAAAATGGTCAGAAGGACGGTGCGCCAGTGCAAGCTGGTGCCCCCTCTGATTGGGGGGCTGGGCTTGAGAATGTTGTGATAGACAAGGACATTTCACCGAAAAACAAGCGAGTGAAAGAGACGTCGGTCATTGCTTTGAATGCGGATGCCCAAGCGCGAAAAGTCCACGATGAAGTGGCGCAGCAGGACAGTACCAGTGAGGTGCCAGAGGGCACTGACAAAATAGCCAGCGATTGGTTAAATTCAGCGCTGAAAAAAGCCATAAGTGCTGAGCCAGAACAGCGAAATAAATGGTTGTCCCATATTGCGCATACGCTCAAATTGCCACAAAGAAAAGCTGGAGAAAAAGAAGCGCAACGTCTGCAGAGGTTTGAAGATGCGGTACAGCAATACGCGACCGTTGTTGGCAAATCTGCCGATCAAATTGAGACAATGATTGGCAAAGATGTGGATGTGAAAGCGTTTATGGCGCGTGTCGGGATCCAAACCCACACAAGCAGTAAGCAATCTCGCATTAACGCCATCGTTAACTGGAGAAATACCTCTGTTCGGCGTCTGCATGATGTAATCAAAGCGGATAAGTTAATGACGCGGGTACTGCATAGCGTCAAAAATTCAGAGCCAGTCGCCATGGCCGTCCTGAATCAGATGCGTTTGTTGCCGTTACCAGGTGGATATACATTAGATGAAAACACGGCGATTTATCAGCCGCATGATTACGCAGTAGCGGCCGAACTGAAGTGGCCTGAAGTATTTAGCAAAAGCGACAACGCTGATCCGGCGAAGCAGGAAATATTAGACCAGATCAAGCAGTTGAGCCATGAGCCGACCGGGATCTTAAATACGATTTCCCCAGCGGTGGTTCGTGAATCAATGCAGGATGCTCAAAGCGTCACCGCAAATCGAGCGCAGGACACTATGCTTAAAAATGGCCTGACAGGGGCCATGAAAAAGGCAATCGGTTTACCAGGCGAATTGGATGGTTTAGTTGCCCGCTTTTTGCGAGAGGCTTACTTGCGAGGGTACCAGCCCAAAGATGCTGGCCAACCTGTTACAAAGCCTGCCAGTAAAAACACGATTTTTACCGATGATGCCGCTGAAAAAGCCCGGGCCTTGTTGCGCAGTAAGTTGGGGCAGCTGAACTCTGGTATCGACCCCGAAATCATGCAAGCCGGCTTAACGCTGGCTGGTTGGCACGTTGAAAAGGGTGCCCGCCGGTTTGCTGACTTCGTGAAAGCGATGCTGAGTGATATGGGTGGCGTCGTACAGCCTTACCTGAAGTCTTGGTACATGGCCGTGAAGTACGACCCAAGAGCAAGTGACTTTGAAGGAATGAGCAGCGCTGCAGAAGTAGAGCTGTATGATTTTAACCAAATGGGAGCTGACGGCGATGTATCAACTACCCGCGTCGATGTGGAACCAGATAGCGCAGAGGTCGGAGATATCCAACCTGAATCTGCGACAAGCGATGATGATGCAGCAAGAGCAGCTGAATCAGTTTCTTCAGGTGCAGAACGAGCGGCTGACAGCGCAGTACGGGCCGAAAGTGGCGCAAGCGTATCAGATGATGATGGTGCCGTATCTGGAGAGAAAAGCGCTGCAGAATTACTGCAGCAAGACGGAACAATCCAACCTGCTACAAAGTCTGGCCGTGCCGGAAAATCTGGACGAAGCGATAGCGATAATGACGATGGAGTTCAGGCTGACCAGCAAGGAACAGCAGCAACTAAGGCTGTTACTCGGCAATTAAAAGGACTTGATAAAAAGCCGCTACAAAGCCGGAAAAACACCTGGGGTGAAAAAGACGATATCGCAGAAAGTTTGCCAGTGCTACTGCCTGCGCAAGTGGGCGATGTTGCACTGATTGAGCAGCGTTTTTATGGCACGGAAAACCCGGGGCCGGGCTATCTGAATACCAACGGTACCGGGACTGGTAAAACCTTTGTGGGTTTGGGTCTTATCAAACGCTTTGTCCAGATGGGTAAGCCTAATGTGTTGGTGGTGGTACCAAACGACGGTATTGCTCAGCAGTGGGTGGCGTCAGGCCGTGAACACTTTGACTTGGATATTTACATGCTGGGCAGTGACGGCGGCCGTAAAACAACGGACGCTGGTCGCGGTGTGACTATCACCAGTTATGCAACCTTTGGTGAGAATACCAAGCTGATTTCTGAGCGCAGTCAGTACGATTTGATTGTGACTGACGAAGCACAGAACCTGATGGCCAGCCAGCAGGCCAAAGAAACGAAAGCATTAGCTGCCCTACGGGCGATGACCAACCATTCTCGCGGCCATTACAACCGTGCCCGGGCGTACCATGCGGACGAATTAAACGCGATAAACGACAAGATTGAAGCCTACAAGCAAAAGCTGATCGCTGATGCTGAAAAAGCGGGTAAGCGGGTACCAAGTGACATTCAGCTGAATGAACAGGCCAAAGAAAAGTACATTGACCAGCTCAATGCTGTATGGGCAAAAATCAACAAACTGCGCGATGAATTCAAAGAGAAGCCACAACTTGATACCAAAGTGCTGTTCCTGTCCGCTACCCCATTCCCGTATGACCGGAATCTGGATTACGCAGAAGGCTATTTATTTCGGTACGAAGATTATGGTGATAAACACGAAGGCGGTTATGACAATGCCTTTCATGGCCATAACAATTTCTACATTCAGAGCTTTGGCTATAACTGGCGTTATCACAAGCTGAATAAGCCCGGCGCTGACGTTGATTCGGCGTTGATGGAGCGGCAGTTCCATGAAAACCTGAAAAAGAAAGGGGTGTTGGGTGGCCGTGCAATCGAGGTTGATGCGGATTATTCGCGTGAATTCGCCTTGGTCGATACCGCTGCAGGTAAAAAGCTCGATGATCTGATCGAGCTGTTCAAAGACTATGAGATCCCAGGCGAGACGGAAGATAGTAAAGAAAACCCGTATCGCAAGTTAGCGGATGCACTGGATAAGACATTTGATTACACAGCGCGTATCAAATTGCTGGAAGCAATCAAAGCGCCTGATGCGGTCGAGAAGGCCAAAAAGCACTTGGCCAAAGGTCGGAAAGTCGTGATTTTCCATTCTTACAACGTCGGCGGCGCAATGAATCCGATAGCCAAGCTGCGGGCTGCAGAGCCTGAGCTGATGGCTCTTTTTGAATCGCAGTTCCCCGGCAAGGCAGACATTGACTTTGGTCACTTAATCGCACCGCTTCAGTTGTTCCAACTGGCTTTTGGTGATCGGGTCGGATTTTATAACGGCACTGTCACTGATGCTGAGCGCCGGCGCGTGAAAGCCGCCTTTAACCAAGATGGCAGCGGGCTGGATGTCATTGTTGTGCAGCAAGAGGCCGGTGAGGCGGGGATCAGCTTGCATGACACTACAGGTAAGCATCAGCGCGTGTTAATCAACATGGGGATCCCGGGTCGTCCTACCCAGCTGATTCAGATTGAAGGGCGCACTTATCGCGTCGGTGTTGTCACTGACGCGCATTACACCTATCTGACCACGGGTACCGCGTTTGAACGTCAGCTCTTTGCCAGCAAGATAGCCGGTCGTGCCAGCACCGCCGAAAACCTTGGCATGGGTGATTTAGCCCGGGGGCTGAAGGAAAGTATCTCTGAAGCTTATCTCGATGCAGATTTTCGTGAAGTGTCCGATGACATTGGCAAAGGAGGCAAAGCCCGGGATAAAGCGTCTGATGTTGATGTGTGGGACCGGGCCAAAACGTATTACTGGGCGAACCTGAAACGCAACAGCAGCACGAAGTCAGCAGAGGGTGACGACTATTTTGCAACGCCGGAGCCGCTGGGCTTAAAAATGGTCCAATGGTTACAGCCAAAACCCGGCCATCGTTTGCTAGAACCTAGTGTTGGCCATGCAGCCATTGGCCGCTGGTTCGGTGGGAATACCCGTAACAAAGCGGTCGAGCGCAGCTATAAGCTTGCGTCATTGGCCTCGATGAATTTCCCGGGCGAGGTCGTTAACGACAGCTTTGAAAATTATTCCGTCATGAATAAATTTGACGGCATTGCGATGAATCCCCCGTTTGGTCGGGGTGGTGCAACCGCATACGCGCATATCCGAAAAGCTATTAGCCATCTGGCGAACGGCGGCCGCGTAGTTGCATTGGTACCCGATGGCCCGGCCGCGAATAAGCAGCTTGAAAAAATGTTGTCAGATGAAAAGCTGGCAAATATTTACCAGGCCGCTGAAGTTGATTTACCAGCTGGTGTTTTGAGCGGGCGGGTACCGGTGTAAAAACTAAAATTATTGTGCTGGACCGTTTTGATAATCCGGAAGATGCACCACAGCAGCAACGCATTAGCCTGACCGGTACTGCAGACATTAATGAGTTCTTTGAACGTGTGCGGGACATCGAACTTCGAGAGCGTAAAACAGCGACACCCAAAGACGTGGATCCGTGGCAGTTTATGGACCATCTGGCGCCATCCCAACGCACGCCAAAAGGTGACGTGTACAAAATTACGTTCCACGGATTTTTGCCGGAAGGCCTGCTGAAAAACCTGCAGGAAGAAGTCGGGCGTTTTGACGGTGAGATAACCCGGGATGAACTTGAACTCAAGTTTTATTCAGACGAAGGACGCCAAGCATTTGCCCAGTACGCGGCGCAATTGATTGATGAAGCTAACGAAAGTGGCGCTGACATCAAGTTCAAGGTGCCAAAAAAATCAGCGGTAACGCCAAAGCCAGCGCCAACCGAAGGCCAAGCCAGTAACGAGTATTTTGAATCAACTGGTGCGGTGTATACATCGAGCAAAGGAAAGCTGTTTCATATCACCAGTATGAAAGACAGGCAGTCAGCTGAAACATACAAAGCATTGCAAGAGTTGGCCAAACAATATGGTGGTTGGTCGCGTGGCCAGTTGTTCATGTTCCCAACGCCTGATTACGTTGGTCAGTTTAATGCTGCAGCTAAAGAACTGCTGGATAAGCCTGATATTGTGTTTAGCAAGGCCAATACTGTCAGTGGCCAGATCCCGAAAGGCATTCCGGTATCGATCGCGCAACGTGAAGCCGACAAGATGCTAAGCAAACTGCAGGGCGCTGCCGGCATTCGCGTGAAAGTGCTGAAAACCAAGGCTGAAGCTGAATCCTTATGGAAAATGCAGCTCAACGGGGATGCTGTTCGTGGCGCTTACAGTAAGCGCACCAGAACCGCGTATGTGATAGCCGAAAACCTCCGGGGGATGCGTGACCTGCAGCACACATTGGCGCATGAGCTGATAGCGCATGGCGGCCTTGATACGGTGATTGGTGCTGATCAGTATCAGGACTTCTTAGACAAAATTATTAAAACCCGGGGCATTCGTCAGTTCCAGCCGATTTGGCAACAAATCGATAAAGACTACGAAAAATCCAGCGAACGGGAAAAGGCTGAAGAAGTCTTTGCTCATTATGCGCAGTATCAGCCAGTAGAACCGGCAATCAAACTGTGGTGGACCGCGTTAAAACGATGGTTGGCCAAAGCGCTGCAGGCGGTTGGTTTTATGGAAGCCGGCGCGGCAGATTTTATGGACGATATGCTGTTAAGTATTCGGCAGGGGTTTGCCGTAGGCAAAGTGCGGCAAGGCGTAAAAGATGCACTGGCATTCCAGCTGACTGGATCAAGCCGGTTAGGGATGCACTTTAAGGATGTTGTAAAGCGAGTACCTGAGCTGCAGGCCGCCGCGAAAAAGTTACAGGCCGGTGAGTTGTCTGCTGCTGACTATGACCAGCTGGTGAATGAATACAAGCCGGTGACACCTTACGATAGTATTCCAAGCCTGGCGTCTTTAACTGAAATGCAAAAAGCGCTCGATTCCAACAAGGTGGGCAAAATTGGCGCGCCATTTAAAGATTTGCAGGACGGCGATTTTGTGGGGCTACGCCTCGATATCCCGGCATACAGTAACCATGGCGTTTGGGTTGTCAGTGTGCATGAGGGTAAGAAAGGGGGCAAAGGCGGCGCAGCAGGCAAAGTGATTGGCTATGACAGTGCCGCCATGGTGAAGAACCCGAATATGGGCATGGCCGAGAAATCCACGTTACAGATTGCCGCTGGCGCATCCAAAGGCACGATTGCGACGATTGGCGGTGCATGGGTTAGCAAATCACCTGCGCAGATTGCCTCCTACGCTGAGCAGGTTTTAAGCGATAAGGCGTGGGTTCAGGTTGGGATGGATCCGGAGCGTCATAGCTATTTTTATGACCGGGCAACCATGAAGCCGGTGGTTTCCGGTGACGAGGCTATTCAGGTTGGTGGCTTGGTGCTGGTGAAAAATCCGGTGTACGGCAGCAAAGATGATTTTCTGTTTGATAAAACCAGTGTTGATGCGAAATCAGTCACAGAGTCGCCAGCATTCAAACGCTGGTTTGGCAAGAGTAAGGTAGTCAATGCAGATGGTTCGCCCCAAATTGTTTATCACGGCGGCCATTTCGATGTAAGTGAGTTTAGTGAATTCGACCCTGACTTTTTAGACGAAGAAAATGACATGGGGAGAGGCTTTTACTTCACCAGTAATCGAGCTGACGCCGAAGGCTATGACTACAACCGAGATTACGACGAGCCGCAAGTTCTTGATGTCTACCTGTCGATGCAGAATCCATACTATATCGGAGAAAGCCCGAAGCCGGCAGGGTTTAGCGATGAAAGTGGGGAAGAATTTAGGGCTGCTGTTCAAGCGGCCGGCTATGACGGCATCATAGACCGCACAGTAAACGCTAAATTTATGGAGTCCGAAGGCTACTCGCCAGATGCAGTACATTATGTAGTTTTTGAGCCTACGCAAATTAAGTCAGCCGTTGATAACAACGGTGATTTTGATATCAGCGATCCTGACATCCACTTTAGCAAGTCAGATGTCGAGCAAACCGGCAACCCGATCATGGATGCGGTAGCCAGCTCAATGCTGAACGCCTGCAGCGCTGGGCACAAGTATTCAAGCCGTCGAAAATCGTGGAGGCGGCAAAAGTGAAGTGGCCTGACTTGCGCCCGGCTATGCTGCAGATGATCCCGCGTAATTACCTGGCTGATATTGGCGGCCATTTGTTGCCGAGCTTGCGCCGCTATAACGCGCAAGTTGCACAGATGGAAGCGCAGCGCAACGATATGCTGTCTGAAGTGCATGAGACAGCCGACAAGTGGCGCAAGATGTCTGGTAAAAATGCCGCCGCTAGTGCGCAGTTTGCTGATTTGCTGCATGAATCCACACTGGTCGGTGTGGACCCATCACTTGCTGAATTTGTGCCGAGTATGACCGATAAAGTCTATCAGTTCCTAATGAATCGGGCAAAAGCCTTTATCAAGAGCCGCAACGGTGAGGCTGAAGCGGTCGCCCGGGGCATGGAGCGCCGCCGCCGCATCCAAGCCGCCTATGACCGGATCCCGACGCAGCGCGAAGCCTATGCGCAGCTGCGCCAGCAATTTCTGGCCATGCCGGCAGAATATCAGGCGCTCTTTACTGAGGTGCGTGATAGCTACCAAGCCATGAATGCAAAACGCAAGGAAGCTATCGAGAAGCGCATCGAGGACTTGATTGCAGATAAGCGGGTATCCGCTGCGCATATCGTGGCGATGCGTGAAGAATTCGAGGAAGCGGAGCTCAACGGTTTTTACGTGCCATTGCAACGCTTTGGTAAGTACCGTGCTGCAGTTAAAAACGAGGAAACCGGCGAACTGTTGGCTTACAGCCAGTTTGAGAGCAACGCAGAAATGCAGCAGTGGATGACTGAACAGCGCGCCCCCGGCGTGAGTGTTCAGGGTGGCTACCAGTTTGAATACAGCCGTGTGGTGGATGGCGTAAGCCAAGGTTTTGTCAAAGACCTGATGTTAAAGTTCGGTCCACAGCTGAACAAAAACAATAAGCTGCAGGATGAACTCTATCAGCTGATGCTGGACCACATGCCTGACTTATCCATCCGCAAGCACATGATCCACCGTAAGGGCGTTGCCGGTTACAGTGCGGATGCGCTACGCGCCTTTGCGCATAACCAATTCCATACGGCCTACCAGATCGCAAAAATCAGCCATACGCACCACATGCAGAGCCATATTTTGGCTTTGGAAGATGAAGCGAAATTGATAGATGATACTGACGACCGGGTTAAAGCCGTGCAGGTTGTCAACGAACTGCAGCAGCGTAACGAGTGGATCCTCAATCCAAAAGGTAGCGAGTGGGCCAACCATCTGACCGGTTGGGGCTTTCTGTGGTACTTGGGGGTGTCGCCAGCGGCAGCTTTGGTAAACATTACTCAAACTGCGATGGTGGGCTTGCCGGTGATTGGTGCCCGCTATGGCTTTAAAGAAACGGCGACGATGCTTGGGCGCGTCAGTAAGGCCTTTATCACAGGCAAAGGGAACGTCGATAACACCCTTAAAGACCGGGAGCTTAATGCGTTTCGGGAGCTGGAGCGCTCAGGCATCATTGATAAAACAATGGCTCATGATTTAACCGGCATTGCTGATGGTGGTGTTGCATACAGGCCGCGTTATCACTTGGTCATGAAGTATGCCGGCTGGATGTTCCACCATGCAGAACGGTTTAACCGCGAAGTGACGGCGATGGCGGCCTACCGCCTGGCGTTTAACAAGTTCCGTGGTAAGCACGGCGAAGGATTGGCGCATAATCTGGCTATTGCTGAAGCAATCGAACTGACACGGTTGTCACACTTTGATTATGCCAACAGCAACCGCCCTCGCTTTATGCAAGGCGATGTTGCCCGCGTTATTCTGTTATTCCGGCAGCATTCAATCAACATGACCTACCGGCTGATCCGAGACTTTCAGCAAAGCTTTTGGGGCAACGGCGAAGATAAGAAAATTGCCCAGCGCCAGCTGGCCGGGATGCTGGGGATGACATTGTTATTTGCCGGCGCAGCAGGTTTGCCGCTTTACAGTGTGGTGGCAGGGATCTTTAATCTGATGCTGGATGACGAGGACGAACCCTTTGATTTTGATAAAGCGGTGCGCGAAACCTTATCTGATGCGATTGGCGAGACGGCTGCATCGGTGATTATGTCCGGTACGCCTGGCGCGGCTTTAAATGTAGACCTGACCAACCGTATTGGGATGAACAACCTATGGATCCGCGACCCGGAAGCTGATGTGGAGGGGGAAGCTGCAGTGCAGTATTACGCGGAGCAGGCGCTGGGGCCAATGTACGGTATTTTAGCCGGGTGGGGTAAGGCTGCGACACTGGCCAGAGAGGGACACACGGGCCGTGCATGGGAATCGGCCGTACCAAAATTTGCCAGAGACTGGTTTAAGGCTGTTCGCTACGGTGACGAGGGCGTAAATACCAAACGCGGCGATCCAATCCTTGATGATGTGTCGCCTTGGCATTTGGCTTTGACGTTCAACGGTTTTACTCCGCTGGACCTATCCGACCAGTACCGCGAAAACAATGCGCTATCGACCGCGCAGCGCCGATTACGTGACCGCCGCAAGTTGCTGCTCAACCGCTATGCGCTGGCGCGTAGGTTAGATGACGGCGGCGCGGTGGCTGATGTGTTGCTGGAGATTGATGAGTTTAATCTGGCGCAGCCGACACTGAACATTTCGTCGGCAGATCGGGTTAAATCGTTAAAACAGCGGCAGCGCCTAAGCCAGCAGGCTGTGAACGGCGTGATTCTGGATAAAAAACTGGCATCATTGGCGGATTGACGTGATCTGGCCGGTTTTGGGGCCGGCAGATCATTGCGATCATTAAATTGATCGAGTATAAAAGATTGATCTTTTTTGGTTGGCGATTAGAATGGGGTCAAAATGTCCCCGGTTGACACTAAAAAACACCAATAACCGGCGTTAAAAGGCGTTAAAGCTAAAATGACATAAAAAGACAGAGCGTTAAAAAGCAAAAAGCCGACTGGCAGGTCGGCTTCTCTAGGTATTACATTGACACCCTTTCCACAAGGCTCAAAGTCAGTGTAACGGCTTTTTATTGTCTGTCAATACCTGAAAATGGAATTGATATGAAATCCGTCGCTATCGTTCGCCCTGAAGGGGTGAATAAATACCCACGGCCGAAAAACCATGAGCACATGCATTGCTCACCAAGTTTTTTGGCTACGTCGCCACATGTTATTGTGCGTCGGCTACATGCTGCGATTGAGACGCACAATTGGCGTCAAAACCCATTTGCCAACGAGGCGCGGCTATTCTCCGGTCAACGTCTTGCTATTCGGAGTGAAGCCCGGATCACGCTAAAAGCCTTATGCAAGGCTATTGCTTACTTCCTGGATTACATTGATGGCTCAAAACAGTTTGAGGTGTGGGCCAATATTCCATATCTGGCAAAGCGGATCGGTGCCATGTATTTGGTGAACGACGAGCGCATCCGCTATGACGTGGTTTATCACGCTTTGGAGCTGCTTGAGGCTATGCAGGCGGTTCATCTTGTTCGTGATTATGACCATGCCACCAAGCGATTTAAGCTGAGCCGTGTCTTTGTGTTGCCAGCGTTTTTCAGAATGTTTGGCTTTACGGACAAAGAGGTGCGATCGCTTATTCAGGCAAACCGAGCAACACTGGCTAAGCTGCCAGCGCATGAGCTTGAGAAAATAAGCTCGATTTGGGTTAGCCGCCGATGCACTGCAACTGAAAAAGCAAAGATCCGCGGTGCGGCGGCACAGAAAAAAATCAACTGGACCCAAAAGCACTATAAGCAACCGGCAAACGACCCGGTTAATCTCTCCCTGATTAATAATTTGAAAGGGGCAGTACAAGCCACTGGTCAACGAACAGATTTTACGACGTCCAAAGAATCCATCCAGCGTGCCAGGCTGCGCGCTAATATTTCGCAGGCAGAGTTATTTAAGCTGCGGCAACAGCTGGCCGAGCCTGGCATGACTGCGGTTGATATTGAGCTGGCTGTGGATTTGCATTTAGCCGAGCATACTCGCGAATAGCCACCTATAGCGGGTACAAGTTTTGGGGCTACAGGTTTTCAACGGGACCTGTGGCCCTCTTTTTTTGCAAACAAGGATGTTTATTTTTTGCTCGGACTAATTACCTGTTATTGCCACAATCTTGCTATTCCCATGCCATTTTTTGGCCCTGCCGCAGCTAAATCTTTTTTATAGATTAGTTAAACTCGCCAATACTCGCGGAGCTAGTCTCTTGTAAACAAGGATACCGAGACAACCCTTCGGGATTGTCATCGGAAGCTGACCACCTTCGGTGGATAATGCGTGGCTACGCCACAACTCTTATGCCGCCAACGTGGTCATAGCCAGCACGAATAAAGTATGAGATGGTTTAAATGTTTGGCAGTGGGCGGATTAGCAAGGACTGTGCCGGTAAGTTTAGCAGCCGCAACATTATCGCGGCGTTGTTAGAGTTGGTTTAGGTACCCGTTCGCTGCGCTCACTGCAATCCCGCTGACGCGGGATTAACAACGCATTCGTGATTAGGTGTTGTGGTTTATTTGGACCATATCAAGATCCGTTATCTTGCCATCCTGCAGGATGTTCACTTTGTATAACCATTCGTTGGCAAAGTTGAGGCAATCATCAGACATCTTTAAGCCGCCGGGTGGATTGGCAGCCATCTGTATACCTGTTTCTGGATCATAAGTTACCAGCGCGGCACGGCCGCTTTGGTGCATATACAGCAAACCTTGGTTCAGATAAATGCCGCTTTTGCCGTTTATCTCCAGCGGCTTTGGCCAAACAATCAGATGATGCGGTCCTTTGTGGAAAATCCCGGAGCCTTGCCAAAAGGCCAGGTCTTTTTCTGCCTGATCAACCTTTTCCAATAGCTGTTTAGCCCGGTCAGCACCATCTTGTCTGGTCTTGGTTAAGTCACGCTTTATTTGGCTGTTTTCATGGTTAAGCGTATTGTTTCGCGTGGTCAGCTTTTCGTTGCTTTCCTGCAGCCGCTTTACCTGAGTGCGCAGTTGATCCACGCCCTTTTGTTTGTATTCAGTCAGCTGTTTTTGGGCAAGTGCCAGTGCGTCCTGTTTTTTCGCCAGTTCCAGCGTTAGACGCTCTGCTGTGGTGGCCATTTCGTTGTACTGTTTGCCCAGCTTGTCATGCTGGCCTTTCAGTGCTTTTAATTCTTCAATAGCCGCTGCGCCTTTGTCCGTCGCTAGGCGTAATAATTCGTTGTCCTCCTCTAATTTTTCTATCGATGCAACCATATCGTTGAATCGTTCTACCATGCCAATGACCAGATCATGCGTTGGCACGTCTGTTAAGTCATACTGCAAATCCTGTACGTTGTCTTGGCTCATGCGCGTGGCTCCAGATAAACAATCAGTTCCTTCATTTGGTTTAGCTCTGTGTCGGCGCAGTGTGGAAGTAGTCGCCGCAACAGCTCAATTTTTTGGGCCACGTCTTTCAGTGGCATTGTGCGATGCCTTGCCGCTTTCACTGTGAATGCTGGTACCGGATTTTGAACGGTAAATTTCACATACTCCGGGATGGTGACATGTGGATAGTTCGCCTGGATAAATTTGAGGCCGTCATTGGTTAGGTAATAAGTGGCTGGGTTCTTGATCTCGATATAGCCAGAATCCAGTAACATCGCCAGATGTTTGACCACTTCGTTATTTGATAAGCCTGTTTGCCGGCAAATTGTGCTTGGAAACAGCCGGCGCTGGGTTACTGCGAATAAGAAAACTATCTTTTCAAAAGCTGTTTTACCTTCTGGCGCCGGCGCGGCTGGTTCTTGTTCTGCAGCAATAGCCTTGTGGCCGGTGATGCTATCTGCAATCAAGCCTTTATTGCGTAGCTCTGCCAGTGCGGTAACGAGCTCGCGCCGCGTCATGTCTAAAGATGTCATTAGTTCATCCGTGGTTTGCGGATCAATCATTTCGCGCAGGTGCGCCAAGACGTTGACAGCGTTTTCGTGTAAATCAGATTCATCGATGCTTATAGTGTTCATTGGCACTCCAATAATAAGTTGTTGTATTCGGTTTGGTCTAAGATCAGCCAGCGCCGATCGCCTTTGGCCAAGTAATCCATCCGGAAAATGGTTGCGGCCAGCTTTGCTGCCGCATTGTGGTTGGCTTGATGTCTGTTTTCCTGTGGTCCCAGCTCGACAATTTTCAGCCCGCGCTGCCGATCGGCAACCGGTGCAGATGTATACAGGCTGTACTCAATCGCAAAAAAATTAATCAAGATTCATCCTCCCAGGCAGTCGGGTCCGTCGTGATGCGTAGTTGAACCTGTGCGGGTTTTTGGCCTGTAAAAACAGTGCCGCGCCAGCTGGTCAGAGTGGGTTCTTCGTCTGACAAGTCGCCGATCATGTGATGCAGCAATGCCTTGGTGTGGAAGTCGAGCCGGTCCAGCCGATCGTTCTCATATTCATGGTTTGCAAATGTGGGTACCAGGCGGTTTTGTGCCGCCTCGATCAGTTGCATTGGTTCGCATTGCAGACCACAGGACAGCTTAAAGAGCAGATCCAGCGATATGCTTGCTAAGCCGCGCTCGATGCGCGACAGATAATCAGCTGTGATACCTGCCTGTCTGGCCAAGTCTTTACCGCTGAGTTCTTTGGTTTTTCGCAGTTGCTGGATTGTTAGGCCCAGCTGGGTTTTATTCATGGGTCAAATTCATCCTTAAAGTGTCAATTTGACCCTATTATCACCAAAAAAAAGACCTCGTAAAGGTCTTTTTAGTGTTTTGATGCTGTTTATTGTGTTTTAGGTCGTCTTTTTAGCGCCTGTTTTATATCTGATATGGACATTTGCGCCTGCCAGCAGCCGGTATGTTTTGCTTCTTTTATCAATTCGTCACGACGTTTTAGCCAGTTCCTGAGCGTGTGCCGGTGTGAGCGGACATGTTCAGCAATGTAGTATTCGCTGTATTGCTGGTTCAGCAAGTTGATAATGACCGGTTCCAGTGCATCGAGGCGGCTTTTTACAATGGTCCCTTTAGGCAGTCCGACTGGCAGACCTGATTTGCGGCGGCGTTCGATGGCAGCCTTGGCTTTTTGGCTGCGCTCTTTTGCGCCTTGGACGGCCGCGTAGGCCTCACCAATGGCGATGAATATTTTGGGTAGGTCGTTTCTATCGGCCGGCGCTATCGTCTGATTGCTATACGCCAGATGTAATGTGATGTCGTTATTAATGAGCCGCGTGATGATTTCGATGGTGTCACTGAGGCTATCGCGGCCGAGCCTGGCAATGTCACTGATGATTAGCTGATCGCCTGGCTGCAGGATTTCAAACAACGAGTTGATACCGCGTTGTTCCCGCCCGGCCTTACTGCCGGATGCACCAATCTCAAACCATCTTTTAATAATGATCCGCTGCTCTGCGGCATAGTCGCTGATGCGGCTTTTTTGGGTGGCGTTATCCTGGCGATTTTCGTCCGAGACGCGGACGTAAGCATAAGTGTTCGGCATGGTATAGTTTAGAGTTCTGTTTTTACGCAAAAGTATACCAAAAATACAGCGATTTCTGCTTGTTGGCTAGTACAGTTTAAAGTACACTTTAAACTATACCGGTTGATTTTAACAAATGATTGATAAATCAATTGCTTGGTTTGCTGGTTGTTTTTTATACTTAACTGGTTGTTTTCAAAAAAATATCAAAGTTTCATTAGAAATTTTGGTGATTACAAAGTGGTTTTTAGGGTACAAAGAGGACCAAAATGGACGTAAGGAATTCTACGGCGGTTACAACATCGCCAGTTGCAGCGACAACACCACGAGCTGGGACAGTAACAGCTCATAATCTGATCTCGGATGAGAAGCCGCCAGTTGAAACGAAAGTTACATTAAGTGACGAAAGTTTGCGGATGTATCAATTAGCATCAGATCCAGGTGATTGGCCAACACCGCCGACTGAAGAAAACAAGAAGCCATAATGTAGTACGAATGGACTCGACGATGATTGCTGAATACCAACAGGCTTTAAGTGATGCTTATAAGCTTTTACATTGGCCTTTGCTGCTATTAGCGTTTCTCTTTACTAAAGACGCGAATGTTCGGTGGACGATGTTTTTGTTTATCCTACTTAATATTTGTAGTCGGGTTATCAGTGAAATTGTCGGGGCTTTTGGTCTGCCTGGGTGGCTGTATCACTTTTTACTTATGGCTGTTACAGCTGCGTATGTTCGCTGGATTATTGTTTTAAGGCCTGTTGTTAGCTTAGTCGTTGGCCGGTTTTTACAGTCGATACGTTACGTTAGCTTAATAGCCATGTTCTTGCCATCCCAATACAAATGGCAGATTTTCCCTGCGGAGTTAGCAATTCGTAGGGTATATGTGGGATTTATTTTTGTTCATTTATTAGCATTAAGTCATTACGTGATTTATGCAGCCGGGGTGGGTTGGACGGCCAGTGGAGGCTTGTTCAATCAGTTAGGGCTTTCTCAAACAGTAATTTGGGATACCGCATTTGTGCTTAATGCGATCCTCAATACCATTGAATTGTTGTTGTTGTTCTCTTTGTTGTGTTCTGGCATTAAGAGATTGACGATAAAAGCATAGCCAGAAGAAAAGGAAAAAAAGATGTTAAAGGCTGTTCTGCAGGAAACCTTGCCCGGGTTCAATTACGATTTAAAACAGTTGGCTGCAAATTCAGGACTTGGTGTTGCTGATATTACTCGCTTCATAGATCCGAATTCACCAGACGAACCAACGCCAGCGCAGTTTTCTGCGATCATAAAAGCCTTGCCAGTCTCTATTGTCTCGGTGGTTTCAGAGGCTCTAAAGGACGAACTCGGCTACGTTGATGCGCAGCTGGAGATGATGGAATCTTCTTGCGAAGATAGTCAGGTTCCAATGTTTTCTGGAATGCGCCGCATCCTGCGGCGCTTGGTTACTGGTTAAATATTTTTCTGAATACTCTCGATAAGCGCTTGCTTATCGATGGCTCCGCGCATGTGCAACAGTGCGCGGATAACCGTAGAGCCGGTGATCTTCTTTCCAAACTCTGCTTGTACATCATCAATTAGCCGGTTCAATTCGGCCTTTTCGTATTCCGTGAGACGTATTGTTGTTGGTGCCTGCGTTGTGACATTGGTTTGTCTGGCCATGCCAGTTTGACGCACTGGCTGCGGCTTTTCAGCCGCTTGCTGGTTTAGTGCAGTGGCCGGTGGTTTAAATCCTTTGCTCATACAAATCTCGCTTTAATCTCACGTGCTAAATCTTTAAATTCTTGCGCTGATGTGCTGCCGGGCTTATAGAGCCGGATCGGCTGACACATCGCGGTGGCCTGCTCAATAACTTGAGACTTTTTGATACGGGTTTTTAGCAAGTGATCTTTGAATGGTTCCAGTTCCGATTCTAAAAAGTTGTTCATGACTTTTGCCGCCGGAAAATATTCGTTACGAACGATAGCGTACTGATACGGCCGTGTGTCGTTGATTTCATCAAAAAGCGCCAGTAAATCGGCCATGCCATCAAGCGCGAACCGCCCGCCGTCTACTGGTACCAGATAATAATCTGCGGCAACCAAGGCGTTCTGTGTGCCGATAAAACAGTCTGGTGGGCAGTCGATAATGATCCAGTCATAGCTGTTTAGCGGCTGAATTAGTTTTGTCAGAATGCGCTCTCGGTATGTGCGTGTAGCCATCATTTCGATAATGCGGCCCAGCGAGTTACAGCTGGCAATATAATGCAGACCATCAACTGGTCCTTGCTGAATAGCCTGCGTGGCGTCTTTTATATCGCCATTTAATAGATCAGCAATGGTAATATTGTGCATCAGCCGGCCACCTGAAATTAGTTTGGTGCCGTTGGCCTGTGGATCGATGTCAACATACAGCGTTTTAAAGCCGGCTGCAGCAAGCTCTGCTGCGCCGTTGACGGCTGTGGTTGTTTTCCCCACACCGCCTTTTTTGTTGGTCACTGCCATGACTTTCATAAGGTTGTCCTTGTGTAATACATATTGTGAATACCAGAGTATGCGCAATGTATTACAAGGCGCATACATTTGTAGTATCCACGTATTCATGGTTTGGGGCAAGTCTATCTGTGGGCAGGACAGAAAAAATAAGGTTTAGTGAGCGGCAGCTATCCGAAGCACTGGCGAATCATGGGCGAGTGCGTGACGAGCAGTTGCCGCTGTATGCAAAGCGTCTCAAATGTGGCTGCGCGTACAGTGTGTATTACGTGCGCCGTGATCCCGGCAAAAAATCGCCTGTGTGGCTGCGGCTTGGCCGCTGGCCAGAAGTGCCGGCAAAGGTATTTTTGGCCCGGGCGCGGGAGCTGTTATCGGCATCGGTGCTGCAGGTGCCAGTGACCGTTGCTGCAGCAAAAGCTGAGTTTAACCAGCTGGATACCGTTGGTGACTTAATCAGCTGGTACCAGGCGTCAGCGATCGCGCAGCGCGACCTGAGCGGACAGCGTAACCGCAACGTGCAAAGCGTGATCAGTCGCCAGTTGTTACCCACCCTCGCGGCTTGTCAACTGGTTGATTTGTCATCACCGGTCATCAAAATTAAATTGGTTGATCCAATGGCGGATGCTGGTTATTCGCTCAGTTATATCGCGCTGGTGTTGCGGACGATAAAAGCAATTTTTGCCGCTGCAGTGGAGGCCGGTTTGCTCGATGCGACACCGTTACCAAAGCTCTCGATCAAACAATTCACCACAGCCCCTGTTAAAGCTAAACCGCCGGCTTACCATCCGGGCCAGCTTGGCGAGGTGATCAAACAGATCGCAGCTGAGCCGGATTATCAGCTTAAAACAATGATGGCGCTGGCGCTGATGTTTGGCCTGCGCGTCGGTGAGGTCGCAGGCCTGCGCTGGCAGCAGCATGTTGATATCGATAACGGATACATTTATCTGGCGGCGCACGAAACCAAAAACAGCCAGCCGCATCAGTTGCCACTCACAGAGCAATAGCAGCAGTTATTGCGCTGGCACAAACGCCAGTTACGCATCGATGGCCATCGCGGCCGGGCGTTGTTTCCTGCCAAACGTGATCCGCGCAAAACTATCAACGCCAGTTACGCGAGCTCGCGGGTTAGTCTGGCGCTGGGGAAAGGTGCTGCGCATGACTTGCGTAAATTGGCCCGGCACAGCTGGCAGCTGGCCGGTATAGATTTTTATGTTGGTGAGATCCTGTTAAACCATAAAGGTACTGATTTGTTAAAAACTGCATACATTTACATGCAAGATTTGCTGATTGATAATTGTCGGCAAGCGCTGAGCCAGTGGCACCAGCAGTTGGTTGAAAATGGATTTATGGAGGCGGTATGCGGTGGTTAGTGTTGTTTTTGGTGTTCCTGGCTGCACCTGCGAAAGCGGATAAGTTGTCGGATGCGGTTTATTTGATGCAGGAATGCAACGAAAAGACAACGGCCTGCCGGATCATTGTAGAAACCAACTTTAAAAACATCATGGAAAGTTTGGGCTATAACATTAAGACGCAAGAGGACCGGGATATGTGGGCGAAATTTTTTGCCGTGAATGATTATACTTGCGTAGAGAGCTTAACGACCGACGAGCTGATAGGCGCGATACAATACATGTACCGCGACCTTGCATCAGCTAAGCATGGCCCCGCCAATATGCTTTACAACATGATTGGCGTCGCGGCAATTACAAAGTGCCGTGTTGAGATTTGAACTCGGTAATAAGCTGCGCTGGACAAACATCCAGCGCTGCACAGTAGGCCATCAACTCGACCACATCTAACCGCCGTTCGTTATTTTCCACCTTCCCTATCAGACTGTGCGGGCATTTCAGCCGGTCCGACATCTGCCGCATTGTCAGCTGTCTGTCCTGGCGATAGCGGCGCAGCAGGTTGCCGAATTCGACTCGGGCCGGTGTGTTTTTGTTTTTGATGATTGCTGTCATTGGTTAACTCCTGGCGCCATTCGCTGAGCGCCGTATTTACTGCCTGGGTGTAATTCATGTTGCCGTCCGCGTCGGCAAAGCGGCGCTTTAACGCCGCGTCATTGTCTGCATTGATATAAATAGATTTGCGATGCATGGCCGTGGCCGTTAGTGAGGCCTCTGCCGAAATGCTTTGATACTGCTAGCCATTAGCTCAAATGAGCGGTAGCGCCGGATTGCGCCTGGCGTTTCATTGCCGGCAAGGCGTGATTGAACTTTCCAGCCGCCTGCATCATTGCAGGCGACATATACGATACCGCGATGTGTCGCGGTGACTAACTTTTGAATAGACATAGTGTAATTCCTGTGTGCTGAGCCTTGCGGCCAACGATTTCAGATGAATACAAGCCGAATACAGATGTATGCGACTTGTATTTATTTAGTCACGGCTGGTTTGTGGTGTCAATAGAGGGAATACAAATAAAATACAAATGTATGCGGACTGTAGTTGTTGAGTTGGTTCCGATTTGGAACTAGGATAAGCCAGCTAACGACTAACCGAGTTAACCAACATGCGTAACGAATTACTACAAAACTGGATGGAAAGATGGTGTCTTTCGTCCTCGCAGGCAGCGAAAGTATTGAAGATTCAGAAATCCCGGATATCTGAGTATATGAGTGAAACCGCCCAGAGAGATATGCCGCCTTATATCCAGGCGCATATTGAAACGTTTGGTTATCTGGACGAACAGGCGGCCCGAAAAATAATCCAAGAAAGACTGAAAAAATAGTTGCAATGGTTCCATAATGGAACTAAATTGTTCGTATCGGGATTGCAGCCGCTACTGCTTTCGCTCACTGGGAGCGTGGATTAGATGGCAACTCTACAGCTAATTAACTGAACGGAGCGAAAAAATGGCTAACTTTGAAATCATTTTTGACAACGGCGGCGGCATTACTCTGCAAACACGGGAGTACGTGCATTACTTCGGTGCTATGGGGGGGGCTAGTGAAGCGGCGCAGTGTGTATCCATGCTGCTCGATGGTGTCAATACAGCTGAATGGGAAGGTAACGAACCGGAAAGTCGGGTTGAATATGATGCTGATGTAGCAAGAAACGGTGGATACAAGTGGATTGAACAGGATTATGTTATAGCTGCGCTAAACGAGCCGAACAAAGAAAACTGGCTAAACAATATATGTGGTGTTGCAGAGGATAATTTTTTTAAGAATCTTTTTAAGATTCGTGGTTTTGAATTAGAAGCTAACGAATTGACAACACTTGTACCGTATTGATTAAACAACCGGTGGCTTGAGTGCGGCTAACACTCCGGCCACCTAACCAAAACGACCATTAGGGGGTCATCATGGCTGAAAACATAGTAACAGAAATCCCGATCACGTATGACAGGTACGGTCGGATGAACTACCACCCTGACTATCACGCAAACCACAAAAAACCGTGGTCAAACGAGGATAGCCAGTACCTGATCGATAACTACGACAAGGTCGGGCCTGAAGAAATCAGCCTGACGCTTGAGCGAACAATCCATACGGTCATGACCAGAGCATACGAGCTGCGCAAAACCGGCCAGATGCCACCGGTACCGGCAGGTAAGGTCAAGCACCGTCGTGTGCTGAGTGACGGAGGAAATGCATAGGGATTAGAGCATGAGAGCAAGTTTTCCTGCAGATAGATAGTTGATTAACCTGATGCAGCCGGTCTGCTCGGCTGCATCTGTAAGTTAATTTTTGATAGAGGATAGAGATCATGGAATCAGATTTAGGAACGTGCCCCAAATGTGGCGAAGATAAGGCGGCTGGAATGAGAGTTTGCCACAACTGTTTGAACGATGAAGCCCCGTCAGAAACCGCCCAATCGGATTTAGATGATGGTTTGGTGGAGGTGCCGCCGAGTGCCGCTTTTTCAGAAGAAGAAAACCATTTGTGCAGGCGATGGTTTGATTCCCTGCAAGACGTGTCACCGGCAATGTAAAACTGACCCACTAACGACAATTTAAAATTGACCCACCTGAGGCAAAATTGCCGCCGTCATTCACTCGAAAAGGCGGTGTA